AATAATTAATATTATATATATTATAGTTAGTCTTAAGAGAATATATAATTATAAAAAATATAAAAAACAAGACATCATCATCCAAATATTGGTGAGTAACCAAATTGTAGTATTTATTGATTTAAATTTATTTATTATGAAAGAGTTAAACAGTGCTTATCAAACATCATTCAATCAGGCTATTCCTAAGATTGAGACATTCTTAAGAACACATCAGAAGTTTGTATATTCAAACTTTGACAGATTTTGTTCTCAAAATAAAGTGAAATATAGAGCCAATTGGTTCTCTCTCTTAAGAAAGGTAGAAGTAGTTAAGAAGACAGATAATGGTTGGAAATATTACAAAGTAATTAGTGATCCAACTGTTATTGAGAAACTGAAACAAGCATTTGGTGAACAAGTTGAAAAGCAAGGAGGCAAACCTTGGATTGATACTGGTAAACCTGCAACTGAAGAAGGTTTTAAGAGAAATATCACTTCAAAGAACACAACAAAGACCAAAGCAAATGAGAACATTCAAGAGGATCTTATAGATTCAGCAATAAGATTGTTATCTCAAAATGGTTACAGTGTATTTAAATTTCATTGGTGTTATACATCTCAAACAGATGATAACTCAGTGAAAGTAGTTGGGTATTATAATTTAAATCAAAAATAAGCCCTGTTTTAGCTGTTTTAAGACACTTTTAGTAGTTAGGTGGATAACTTATTCATTTAATTATTTTAAGTGTCTTAAATTGCTTTATTTGAAGTTTTATTATTTAAAGATATTGTTATGAATAGATTATGTGAAAAATTATTAGATAAATGTTATACTGATATTACAGTAGAAGACATTAAAACTCTTATCAATTATCTTGATGAGAGGGAACAACAACAAGCAGTTATGATAGTCTTAGGAATGGCAGAAGTGCCTGAATTTAAAGATATTATCTTTACTGAAAGAGAGACTATTACTATGCTTCCTGACACTATCAATCTCTTAACAGAGAATGTGAAAGCTGAGGTTAAAACTCATAGATTTGAAATATGGGTTCCAAGTGATAAATGGCATGAAGCTAAAGATTATCTAGAAGATATTGAGTTCAAATCATTTGATGAGGTTAGACAGAAATTAGCTTCTAATAGCATCAGTTGTACTAACTATGCAAAAGAAGATCATTCTAAGATAACTGTCAAATTTAACAAAACTTCAACATCTTGGTATTCTTTCAGTGACTGGAAAAGACTTGAACAAAGGGACATTGATCCTAACAAAAAATAACTCTGTTTTGTCATTTTATATTGGTAATTTTGTTGCACTTAGATGTATATATTAATACAAACTATGTGCAACAATTTACTCATTATAAAAATAAAAAACATGACATCCTATTCCAAACCTTGGTGACAGACACTATAATTTGTTCACATTAGTATGATTAAGAAAGGTACACAAATCTCCCTGACTATGGAATTAGAAGGGAGTGTTCTTCTAAGGAAGGATATTAGATGTAAAACTGTATTGTTGACTAGAGTTATCAACACTAAGAATGGTCCAGTTCCTATGAAAGATAAACAGGGAAAGATCATTAAGGAAGAGCATGAAGTTGTTGAAGAGATACCAGTTTATGGTAAAGCTTATAAACATATCAATCTTCCTTGGGAGTTTGTTGAGAATAGTTTGAATAGTCCTTTGAGAGGCTATAAACAAAGAGTTTGGGATAGTTTACCTGAGTTGAAGAGAATAGAACTTCACATTTTTGAAGTTTGCAATGCCAACAAAGCTCACAACCCAACCTATTCCCTCATTCAATAACCTATAGCTCTCAAAATCCATCTCAAACTAAACATTCTAATTACTAAAACTATAACTTATAGTTACAAACTACTTTGAATTACAAAGTTAATTCTTATTTTATTTGAAATATTACACATTTTTAACATTCAAATTCTTATTATTATGAAAAATTCAGTTATTATTATTCCATTTGATGATTCAGATCCTAACAACATCATTGACATTGCTGAATCACAAAATGATCAATTTGTCAGAATTAGAGTTGAATCAAAACAATTAGTGTCCAATGGAGGTTCATTGTTAACCTTTCAAACCAGAAGACACAGGTTCACTATTGCTAAAGAAGTCCTAGATGAGTACAAATTAACTATTGGCTCTGACTTCTGCAAATTCTTCCCTGAATGTAGAATTTCAGTAAGAGAACAAGTAGGTGAACCATTCTGGAAATTGGAAGATAGAGTACAATCTCCTAAGATGACACCTGCAAATGAAGAAAAAGGTACACCAGCAATGGTTCATCTTCATGAAGGATTACCTATTTATAGACAGACATTCTTCAATGTAAATGCTGGATCTCCTAACTATGATGATGTATTTGTACAAACTACAACTACCATCACAGAAGAAGAATGGGCAGCAATGGCTCCTCATGAAGAAGTGATTGAGGGTGAAGACTAACAAGCAACATCATAGGACTAATTACCCATGTGAGGGCATCAGAAATGGTGCCTTCATTTGTTCTTTTTGCTTCTCCTCAACATCTAGGCCACTATACATTTCTTATACAATAACATCTTCACAATGAACAAAAATATTTCCAAACCTGCAGTCTTTATATTCCTAAATGCTAAGACAAAAGAAGCAGTTAAACTTGCAGCTAATCTATATACTCTTAAACCTTCCCTAGCACATCTAGGCTTATCTGTAGATATAGTAAGAAATGAATTAAGTGATTTTTACTTTGTCTCTAATAAATCTGTTCCATTCAAAATATTCTGTTTCTCTAAGAGAGACAAACAATTTAGAAACTGGCTTAATTCTTATCTACCACTTAGAAATGTTCATCTAATTCAACTACAATGAAGACAATTCTTGTTATTAATAGACCTCAAATAGAAGCATATTGGACATTACCTTTTCTATTCTTAAAGATACAAACAAACTACAATAAAGTATTAGAAGCAGAAGATAAATACTGGTTAAAGAATATTGCAAAACACTTAGACTCTAATCCTAATCAAAAATTTAAGATTGTTTTCAATGATTTATCTGATAGAAAAAGAAATAGAATCACTATAGATGAGCCATATCTAATACTTCCTAATGTACAAGTAATACATTTATTATGAAGACACCTATCTTATGTATAGTTAATACCAATATAAATAGTCTAAATGGATTTAAAAACTATAGTGGAATAATAAAAGAACCAACAACTCTATTCAACTCTATATATCTTATACAAAATTATAGAGAAATAGCTGCATCACACTATATATATCAAATAGATTTGAATGGAAGATCTCTGCAATATTGGAAAGATTTTATATCTAGACTTAAAAAATCTAAAATCATATGGCTCACATGAAATCACATATTATCTGTATCTTAAATAAAACAAATAACTCAATAAGTAAAATATTTGAAAGCATGATACACTCCTATACATTCTCTGATAGACATCATGTAGGCAAAGTTGACACTCCATATGAATTATTTGACTGGATTAATGCTGATCCTCAATTTGAGATAGAATATTATGTAATTTCTACTGAATATTACAAAATAGAAGCATTTAAGAGAGAGTTAGCAACAATAAAAGATAAACATATAATTTGGATAGTATGAAACATACAATAATCTTAATAAAAGTTAAAAGAGAAGATCTCTTAAGACATAGACTTATATGCTGGAGTAGAAGTTCTGTCTCTTTTCATTGTTTTGTAGCTGAATTTATCAATTCAATAATACTAAGAGTAATAATAGGATTCTATCCAAAGAAATATGCAATTATCTATTATAAATGTGAGCCAAGAACTGTTAAAAGATATCTTAGTATCACAGCTATAAATAACTCAAATATAATTTGGTTAAAATGAAAACTACAATAGTTTGTATTAGAATAGATATGATGTATATGCCCAAAAAAGTGTATTCAATACACACACTAACATTTAAACTAATTGCAGGCATTCAATTTCATAATCTATTAAAAGCAGTAAAGAGAAATGATTATAAGCAAAGAAAAATACTTGTTTATTATCATGTAGATCAGAGAGAAATGCATAGAATTGCTGAGAAACATCAAAAAGATATTATCATAAAATGGCTAAAGTAAAATCTAAAACTCTAATTATAATTAAAAATCCTGATGATAATTACTCACTCAGGCATTTCATAAACACTAGCAGGAAAAAAGAAGAAGACTATGTAAAGAATATTATGGACTTAGAAGTGGAAGAAAGTATAAAACATGCAAAAGAACTGTTAGTTGATAGCTGGCAAGATAAGGTGTTTATGATTATATGTCCTAAAAATATACCTGATAGAGTTCTTCTTCAACCATATCTTGATCTAAAAATAATAGTCTTAAAATGAAAAAATTAATATTTATCCATACACATCCATATATTGGAAATGAACTTGCTTCTAATTTATATTCTCTTAATAGAAGTAAAAATCTTCTAAAATATAACAGCTATATTGGGGTAATTTGTTATAGTAGTAGATATTCTATAGTGAGTCTTAAAAACATAATACACAATAAATATCAAAATGGACTAATAGTTATATCCAAAGCTATTGAAGAAAGCCATCTCTTAAAAAAATACCCCAATATAAAAACAATAGTTTTAAAATGAGATATATAATTATTCTTAGATCTAATGCAGAAAATCTAGATATTAAGTTTTCATTATTAAATATAGGAGCTATTGAAATATGTGACAAAAGTAATCTCTATTACTTTACAAATTTATATGTGGAATATTGGAGTACTCCAAAGCTGCATAAGATCAATTGTGTTTTCTTCATATATAAGAAATTAAAAGAAGAAATACTATATAGTGAAGAGACACTAAGAGAATTACTTCAAAGAAAAATAAAAATAATATATTTAAAATGAAACATATAGTTATACTATATCCTAAGACTCAGATCAAAGCAAATATGATTAAATTAAATCATTTACTTGCTTGTTTGACTGTCTTAAAAGGAATTGATGCAAAAACAGCAGTAGCAGGAGCTAGAAATCATTATAAAATAGCACAATTGGCATATAACTTATTACATTTTAGAGGTATTAAAAATATTCTTATAGTAGGAGCACCAAATCTAAGTGTTAGAAGAATATTTGGACCTGATGATGTAAAAATAACAATTTTTAGATAGAAAATCTTATGAGAAAGTGTGTAGTAGTTGTAAATCCAAAAACAAATTGTGCCTCCCTTTTTCAAAAACTAAATAAGAATAATAAAGGCCTTGCATTTGCTAGTTGGGCAGGATTTGGTAAGATAAATAATGTTCTACAAGAATATAAAAAAATTAAAATTTCTTTATCTAAATTCTGCAAGAGAAGACTATCATCTTAGGGATGTAGATAAAAGTAAATATAAATTGATTGTCCTAAAATGAGAACAATTATAGTAGCAGAAACACCTGGTAAATATCTTTCTTTTGAATTTGATAAATTAAAAAAGAATAGAAAAGGAATAAAAATAGCTTGTTGGGGTGGAGCTGGTGAAATAAATACAATTTTACAGAACTTTCCACCATTGAAGTTTATATTCCTGACACAAATTAGAGCTAAATATTGTCTCAATAATTTAAATAAAAATAAATATAAATTAATTTTATTAAAATGAAGAAAACTATATTTATTGTAACATCTAAACTAGAAGAAGCTCTAAATTTAGGAGTAAAACTGGACCATTTAAAGAAAACAAATCACAGTAAAACTACTGTAGAACACTGTCTATATCCTCCAGGATCAATACATGCTGTCAAATGGAGTTTAAATCTTAGGTGCAATTCAATAATGATACTTAGAGATATTCCAGGTAAAATTAAAGCTTTAGTTAATCTTAATAAATCAAGATATCAGCCTAAAAAAATAATAATTTTAAAATGAAGCCTGTTTTAATAACTATTATGAATAAACATTCTTTTGAGAGAGAATACTATAAATGTTTATATGAACTAGGACACTTTTATTATTTAATAATGGATAATGAAGACTTAGATTTTGCAATAGAACAAGAATTAAGATTTGAAGGGCCCCCATCATTATTTGTTGTGTATAATATGTCAAAGGAACAAATCTTACTTCTCTTAGAACAATATCCTAAGACACTTAAATTTAAAATAATCTCATGAAAACTATCATATTAATCAACATAAATGAGGATCCTAGAAAATTAATCTCAAAATTAACAGAGTTAATTTCTTCTTTTAAAGTTGAATATAGTTTGAAATCAGAAAAATCAGAAACATATTTAAAAGATCTTTTAGTTAGACTAAGAAGAATAAAGAAAAATAATGGCATATTTGTTACTAACAAAGATCTTAGCCTTGAAAGAAATATTAGTGGGATTAATCAGTTTAAGAATCAAAATAATATTAAGATTACTATTCTAAAATGAAAACTGTATTAATAATACATCATTCAAAACCAGCTTCTTTATTTGGAAGAATAGTTAGTTTAGTTTTCTATAAAACAGAATCTAGTTATTGTCAAGGCAAAGAACCTATGATACATTATCTTAGAAATCTAATAGAAACTATGATAGGTAATAAATGTGATTCTGGAATATTAGTCACTGATAAGAAACCTAGTCTTATAAATAGTATTCTAAATCTTCAAATAATAAATAAGTATAAACAAATTAAATTCATTATTATAAAATGATAACCATTTTAATAATTAAAGTTCCTAAAATAGCACCTTTATACTATAATATTTTAGACATACATAATAGCTCAGATTATTGTAAATTAGGTGAAGACTTTGATCATTATCTACACAATCTTTACTTTGATATGGTAGATGATAATTCAAAATCTGGAATTTTTATTACTAGTCATAATCTTAGTCTTCCAGAATATACTCATTGTCTAAGAAACTTTGCAAAAGTTAATAAAGTAAAATTTATTATTATAAAATGAAAGTATTAATCCTAATCCAGAAATCACAACCAAATTCAATTCAGCTAGCACAAATAGGGAGATTAATAAAAAAAGATATTCTAGTAGAACTCTGGATGGGAGTATATTTATCTAACCAACTACCATACTATCTATCCATATATAAAAAAGATTTTATAATCTTTGCTACCTATCTTCACCCTGAAGAGAAAGTATTAACTGAAATTGAAGCTAATTGTAAGCATTATCATATAAAACTTATTAAATTAAAATAGAGATGAATCAGATTATCATTATTACCAACACAGTAGACAAACCAGAAATTGTTAAGTCTATTTTAGAGTCTATGAATGGAACTCTTGTTGAAACTATTTCTTATGAATGTAAGAGTATTGAGGATTTACAAGGTGTAATTCTTAATGGGGAAACTAAAGATAAAGTAATTATCTATAGTGATCCTGACATCAATGAAAGGAAATTGAAAGCTTATGTCCAAGAAATTGAAGAAGATATTAACCAAGTCTTAGATGTAACTATTCTTGATTAATATGAATAAGTTAATAGAAGCAAAAGCATTTCAAATAGGGGAGTATTGGTACATATGTGCCAGACTTCCTCTTGAAGAAGGAGATGCAGTAGTGCTACCTAAGAATAGTCCTACTCCAGAAGTAAAAATTGTATCTCCTTCAAATATAGAATACTTTAAGAGAAATTGTGAGAATCCTTTTAAAGTAATAGCATCTACTAATAAAACTTTATGGGTTTCTAGAATTTCAAATAATGATATAGAATTACTAGATAAGAATCAAATGTTCTTATCAGAATTTAAATTTTATATTGCTATGTGTAAACCAGTAGATAGATTTACTGGAAAACCTCTAAAAAATTCTAGTCCTAAAGTAAGAACAGAAGATTTAAACATTTTATTATTTAATTTTTCATAATTAAACTATTTATGGCAACATTAAATATAGATCTCTCTGAATATGATATGATGAGAGAGTCTAAGAAAAATCTAGAAAATCAAGTTGAAGATTTTAAAAAGATTATTGAAGGACTCAAAGATAAATCTAGATTAGTTGTAAGAGATAGAATAATGTACAGAACCATTGATGTAGAAGCTCTTAGAACTAGATTAGTTGCTGAATGGCAACATAGTAGTTATAGTAGAGCATACATTGCTGGTTTTGCACAACAATTTGTTGATCTTATATCTCATTTAGATTATTCACTTTATCTTAAAGGAGAACCTAAAGAAGAGTCTAGATCTGAACAATATATAGGATTTGAAGATATTAGAGTTCTTATTGAAACTTCTCTTAAAGAAGAATATAAAGAGATATGGGAAAATAAGATTAAAGAAGCTAAAGAACAAAAAGCTTTATATCTTCTTAAAGAACAAGAAATTGAAAATGAGATTAGAGCTACATATGAAGGGGTAATTAAAGATCTTAAGAGAAGACTTGATGAAAAAGAAAACATTATCTTAAATGCAGATGATCTTCATAAGAAAGAAATTGCCAAACTTAGAAAATTCTATGATGAAAGAATTGAACAAAGAGATAAAAGAATTTCTGAATTAAGTAAGACACATGAGCAGAAATTAGCTGAAGCTAAGAAAGAATTAGAAGAAGCTGAAGCAGCTTATTATAAACTTATTAAGAAAAGAAAAAGATTCTTATTTTGGAATATATGAAAGAATTTAAGCAAGATCTTATGTATATAATACCATTAATAGCTATTGCTGCATTCTTTATATTATTATTACAAGAACTGGATAAAGATGAACCTATGAAAATAAAAGAAACTGATAAACAAGATTACACAGTGTATGAGTTTAGAAAAGCTCCTATAGGAAAATTAGTAATTCTTAATGGAGATGTTGTGGCTAATATGACACATTCTCAGACTGATAAAGGAGTAATGGCATATTATAATTTTAGTACAGGTACTATGCACACTGTAGGTATAGATTGCAACATTGCAAGATCTAAAGTTACTTTATATGCAGGATCAATCACTATTCAAAATGATTAATTATGGGAATGGTTATAGCAATAGAAGAAAATGAATTTGGTTCTATAGAATTGCATAGAGCTCCTAAATATGTTCTTTATGAAATAACAACTAAAGGTTCTCTAAAAGGACATATAGTTATGTTAGCAGGAGAAAATATAGATGGATTACATTTTATAGATTTTACTCAAGGAAACTATTTTATTTACCCTCCACATCCACCTGTTCCTTATCCAGAAAAACTATCTGGTAAGAAATTCTTAGGAAAGATAGTTATTAAAAATAGTTAATATGGGAGCAAAACATATAGACACAACTAAAACTTTACCTCTTATAAAAGTACCAGTAGGCACTATTGTAAAATTAGGTAGTCATCTTCTAATGAATGTAGTAATAGACACTTTCACAAAAGAAATTGTTTATTATGATTTTACTGAGGGTAAAAGTTATTGCTTTGGATATAAAGATCCATTAGGACAAGAAAAAGTTGAAATTGTAGAGGGACCTATAACAATACAAAATTCTGAATCATGAATGGAGTTAAAATATGTGAAACTATTATAAGCAAGACTAGACCTTTTATAGAAGTTCCTATAGGAATTATTGCTAAAGTAGGGAATGATTTCTTAATGAATGTAGAAATAGATTATGATGCAGATAGAGTTCTCTATTATGATTTTACTGATGGAAGAACTTCTTCTTATAGAATGGGAAGTGAATTTAGCAAAAGAGAAGCTATAATTGTTGAAGAAGCTATTACTATTAAAAATCCTAAGATATGAGTGGAGTAAAATGTATAAGATTACAACCTGGAGCAACCCTAATAAAATTAAAAGATGCTCCAATAGGAGTAGTAGTATCATTTGGCAACATGCCAATAATGAATGTTCTTAGAGAGAAGGGTAAAATATATTATTATAATTTTTCTACAGGAGAAACAGATTGGTATGGAACTATGAGTGCTGCAGCTAATAGTGATGTAACAATAATTAAAGGTGAAATTGTAATTAAAAATGCAGATATTATTTGAAAAATTTGAACCTTATTTTAAAGGATTAGCTCTAATATCTGCATTTATGGGATTCCTTACTTTGCCTTTATCTTTTATTGCAACTGTTAAACAGAAACAGGAAAAAGTAAGACAAAATGAACAGTTATGTGACACTATTATTATTAACAATGATTCTGTTAATAATATTAAATTTAGATAATGATGAGAAATTTTATTAAAAAATAGACAGTCATGATAGGAGGAATCTTATTTGCTATAATTATAGCTGGAATTAAACTACTTATCATTATGTGTATTACTACACCTAAGAATCAAAATTATCCTAATAAATCAATTCAAACAGAGGAGGACTGGTACAATGAAAGAGCAGGAGAACAATATATCTAAAATGTTAAATTTTAGTAAGCCAAAACCTGGTTTTAATTATTTAACAGGTTGGAAAGATACTCCAGTAATTAATACTAAAGGAGGACTTGAAGAAGTCTCATTAGAGGCTATTAAAAGAAATATTAAGAACAATATGAAGTAAATCTGCATCTCTACTTTATATAGTGAGGAGGCTGTAATGGTCTCCTCTTAATTATTATCTTATGAAAAAAAGAAATTATTTAAAATTAATTTTAATTAAAAAAGATTTCTTAGACAAAGTACAGTTAAAGAGTACTTATGGAGGAGATACTTATAGAAGGAGAACACTCAGTATATATGGACCTAACATAGCAACAAGTTTTGTCTATAGTGGTCTATGGTTTACTGTACAAGGTTATTATGTAATAATAGCAAATAAAGCTAATTCTAGTGCTAGTGAGGTTCTTATAGACAGAACTTTAGTGTGTCCTCAAATAAAAATTCCTAAGTATACTGAACATATTAAATATGGGAATATAGTTAAGATTCCAGGAGTTAAGTTTAAAAATATTACAAGAAGTGGAGAATGTAAAGGAACAGCTCTTATAAGCTATGGTATAGGAATGTTTGGAATAAAAACACTTGCTGGCACTATGTCAGAAAATGATGTTATATCCAAATGTACAATATCTAGATATTCAGATATGGCTTTACATCTCTTAAAGAAAGGAATTAAAGGATATTCTGTTGTAAATAATAGAATAGGAGTAGCAGTAATTCCTAAAGAAACTACATTTTCTTTACAAGAATTCTTAGAAGAAAAAGAAGTAGAATCTCCTGTTATCATTCTTAAACTTGACATATATGATGATTGAAAACTGTACTATAGGAAAAACTTATTTAGTAGAAAAGAAATCAACTGGAGAACACTTTGAAATGACAGTAGAAGATAGTTCTGCCTCACTTTTTGGGAAAAGATCCTCTAGTATGTTTTACCTAAGATGGCATGATGATCAAACTGTAGCTTGGGTAAAAGCTGGAGTCTTTAATTTAATGTATAACATAATAGCAAAAATTAAGTATGGCTGAGAAAAAATTACAAATTATCTGCAATACAGATAAGTATAAGAATTTTAAGAAGGGAGAAGATGTTACTAACTATGTATTTGCAGCAATCAGATTAGATAGAGTAGGAAATTTAAATCAATTGAAAGATCCACTTTCTCTAGAGAATCTTGCTGAGTTTATGAATAAATATAAACATGCTGTGCATTTAATTGCTTTAGAACATCCTAAAACACATAATTGTCAATATTATTTGGCTAAAAACTTTATTTTCAAATAAAATGACATTTGAAGAATTTAAAAAAGATGTAGAAAAAAATCTACAAAAATCTGGTACTACAGCTTATATAATAATATTTAAAAAACATGGTATAAAGAATTTTGGTAAATACTTGCCAATTGAAGTTATAAATGAAAATGGCTGTGTGTATATTTGTGGTAAATCTGACCATATACTTTATAATAAGCTTGTAGAATATTTAGGCAACTTTGATTTAGAGATAAAAGAGATTGTAAGAATTACAGAGGAAATTATAGAACTTTGTGATTCTTAATAAAATAATTGTTTAATACCACATTGTCTTATTAAAAATGTTACTTATGGAGTGGAGAGATATGAAGGGAAGAAATGGTAACAAGACAACAAGCCTATAAATATGGCAAAGACTGGGAAGAAACTATGATGAAGATTCACCAAGATTATTTTAAAGGTGAAGTTAAGAGAGCTACAGTAAAAGAAGATATGTTTAAACATATAGACTTTTGGTGGAGACAAGATGAAAATAGTCCCTGGATAAGCTATGATATTAAGGCATTAAAGAGAGCTAGTAGAAGATCAGGACCTTTAGATGGTACAATTCATTGGATTGAAGTATTAAATGTTAGAGGCAATCCTGGTTGGATTTATGGAGAAGAAGACTATGTTATATTTGCTACAGAAGAAACAGCAATATATGTTCCTACTAAGAAACTTCCTCCTTATATTGAAAAGAAAATTAAAGGTAAAGATATTGTATACAATACACCTTATGATTTTTATATTCCTTATAGGAGAGTTGGTTCTAAGGATATAATAGTTAAAGTTCCTACATCTGATCTTAAGAGACTAGCAGAGTTTGAAATTAAATTAAAGTAGGGGAGACTAGAGGATGATTACATTTAAAGCTGAATTTAGGAAAGGAATAGAAATCTATTTCTTTACCTATACTTATGGAGATTCATCATTCAAATTAGGGAATGATAATTTAATAAAATTCTTGAAATTAGTATTTGGTTGGAAAGATAGAAGTCAATTAAACATTAAAAGTAAATATATTGAATTCTTAAGAGAACTAAGAGCACTATCTGGTAGATATGATGCTTTTTCTTCTTATCCAGCATTTATAACAGATGCTTTCACTATAGTATTTTCTAAATTAAAAGAAAATGCAGAGAATAATGGAGTAACTGTAACAGTAGATGAATTATCTCAAGCAATTTTAAATCTTGAAACTAAGATTAAAGAATTTGAAAAAGAAAAAGAAGCAGGAGCTTATATCTTCTTTAAGAAAGGAGATTCTCAAAAAAATCTAGTAGCTAATTATGACTCAATAAGAAATTGGACAGGAGAACCTATGTGGAGATGGTCATTAAGAGCCAACACTAGTACTTCATTAGGATTAGCTTTTGGTATAGTAGATATAATTAAAGGAGAAGTAGAAAGCTTTAAAGTTACAGAAGAATTAATAGAAGAATATTTATATGCACCCAATTAAAAAGATTTATTTAAAAGCTTATATCTCAGAAATAATAGTTACTATTATTTTTGGAGTATTATTGGGGTCTTTGCTTTATGGTGTCTTATATTGGACTGGAAGAGTGTTTGATGGTAATGAAACTATTGCATATATCACTACTATTATTGTATTTTTAATAGTTCCACTATATATGGATATAAGAAAGTTTAGACAACAATGGAAAGAATTATCTAAAAAGTATGATACTTAAACAATTATTTAAAAGAAATATTACTATTGCTAATAAAGCAGTATTAGTAAATTTACCAGGATGGCATCAATGTAATACATGTTTAGATAGAAGAAAATGTGCTTCCTGTATTCCATCTAATGATAAAGCATATATTCTACCTCTAATACATACTACAAGTAATTATAACTATTATGTAGATTCACATATCTGGCTAGAAGAAGAGGATTTTAATTCTGATTTATCTAAAGATGATTTTTCTATAGTTGATAAAAATTGTGAGGTATGTGCATTAGAAAGAATATGTGGAACAGATAGTAATTTACACTGTGAGTTTCTTAAGAAAATTAGAGGAGATATGGAAGAGTGTATTGCTCCTGGTATTTATAATCTAACAAAGAAAGGAAAAGAAAAATTGTTTGAATATTACTATGGCAAAGATAAAGAGAAATGATTATTTTGAGAATTCCCCTTCTAAGGAGAAAATTAACTCTAGTTATAAAATTAAGAAGTTTAGGAGATCTTATAACACAAAGAAGAAATAAAATAAATAAGATGAATAAGATGAAACTTATTGCCTATACTAGGAAGTATGGGACTAAAGCTTATGTAAATTTTAAAGAGGGAGACAGAGATACAATTCAAGGTCTTCTATATTATTCTCCTAATGAAGACAGACTATTTGTTTTAAATAGTAGCCATCAATATCAAGGGTCAACACCTGATAGAGATGGAGGAGAATGGAGAAAATATGCAAGAAATAGTTGGGTTTTGTGTCAAGACACTATGAGTAATGTTATACTTCTTCAACATGGAGATCCTACAACTGATTATCATACTATTACAGCAGAAGAGATAAAAGAATTATTAGGACTTCCTATTAAAAGTATTTTAGAAATACAAATTAATAAAAATGATATAGTATTTATTTAGTATGAAAACATTATTAGGCTTTAATGAAGGAGACTTTAGATTCTTTAAGAATCCTCAATCCAATGTTAATTCAACTAAATGGGATGAAGTTAAACACTTTGATTCTGTTCAGGATGCAATTAACTATTGGGAGACAACAGATTATTTAGAAATGCACCAAGTGACAGTAGTTGGTAATCAAATTCATGTGATTCCTTATGAATATTAAATTATGCTATTTTCAAAAAAATTGTATAATTTTTCCTACAAGATTTGAATCTAGAATAGAATCTAAACTTCATGTTTTAGGAGCAAAATGGTCTCATAATCAAAGAGGGATGAGATACTATAAAGATAAACAATATAAGAATAAATGGGGTTTATATTTTGTTGAGAATGGATTTATAACTTATTCTTCTTATATAATGAATACTATGGAAGAAGCTATAAGTCATGCTCATGAATTATCTTATGGAGAAAAATTATATTTTATTCTTATAGAAAATTATCTTGAAGAATTAACTTTAGACACTGAAGATGAACAAGTATGTGATAAAGAGGGTAATTTATATACTATTTTTAAGATTAAAGAGCACAAAGACCTTAAGGAAATACATGTTTACACTAATAGAGGAGAAATCATCTATAAAAGCTTGGATGAAGCTAACAAAGAGCTCTTCTGTATATAATAAGCTATTCTTAAGAGATCTAGAAATAGATAGGAAAATTGGTCTTATAAGAGATATTATTTATCATATTGAATCAGATAGAAGGGATGAATTACATGATATTGAAAGAGAAGAATTTAGAGAACTGAAAGAGGAAGCAAATATTTGGACTACTATTGCAAGACCTCCTGTTACAGGAGAAGTATCAGTTAGTGGACTTTTATCTGCTTTTGATTGGAACTTTGCTTTAAGAGAAGTTTATAGAAAGAAAATAAAAGTAAAAGTCTTACACAAGACTATGATAGCAGTGCCTGATAAGATTATGTATGCATATTATAGGTTTCCCTATACAGCTCTTACAGACTTCAATCCAAATAAGTATCCTAAATTTGTCTGTGATAAAGATAATAATCTCTATAATGTTCTTTATCTAAGAAGATCTAAAAGATATAGACTCACTAATGTAGATAATCTTAAGAAGAGATTCAAGGTTAATAAAACTGAATTAGAAACTAAATATTATGATGTATGAAATTATTGATTTTCTTTAGTAGTGACATTTATCCTAAAGGAGGAATGTTAGACTTAGTTGCTGAAGCTGATTCTGAAGAAGAAGCTGACAACATTATTCAGAGTTTATTAACTAAGAATGATGATCCATTAGGAGTACTATCTTGGTGGCAAATTGTAGACAGAGAAACATTACAAATTATTAAAAAATCAGAAGATGAATAGTTACTGGTTACTTTATTTTATTGAACAAGCAGACAATCTTATTGCTTTCTTAGGCTTAATATTAGCTATTGTGGCTATACTTTTTATTGTTTTTTCAATAGTTGCTTCTATGGCAAGAGATGAAGGAGAAAAGAAACTTGCTATAAAATATCTTAAGAAAATAACTCCAATATTAGCAGTATTAATACTATCTGTAATATTACTTCCTTCTACAAAATCTTGTTACAGAATAATAGGATTAGGAACTGTTATGGAGTATAGTAAGACTAATGAAAAAGTAAAAGAGTTGCCTGACAACCTCATTAAAGCAGTAAATAATTATTTAGAAAAAGATGTTAGTAAGAATAGAGACTAGACCATATATTGCTGATACTAAGAATAAGGTGGAAGTAATAGATAAGGATAATATTTTCTATATTGGAGAGCCTACTAATTGTGGTCCTAATTATCAATTAATTATTGATTACAGTGGTGGTAGAACTTCATTAATTCTACATGATTATAGAAAAGAACACCTTGAGTATATAAGAGATATGTTAGCTGATGTTAAAATTGAAAGACCTCAATATGCAGTTGATAAACACACAAACTTAGTAGATATTAAAGCTAAGTTGCTATTAAAAGAATATAGAGAATCATTTGACTAATGAGACTTAGTAGTATTTTCATTTCTATAGTAATGATGTTTATGATCATTGATGTCTTCTTTAAGACTCAGGTCATATATGACAAGATCAAAGCAATTGAAGATATAACTGTTATTAAAGATACAGTTTATTTACCAATTAAATATGATGTTGTAGAATTTAGTCCTGAAGAGTTTTATGCAAGTATTAATGAATCAGGAATAAAATTTCCAAAAGTAGTAATGGCACAGGCTATCTTAGAGAGTGGTAACTTTAAATCAGAGTTGTTTAAACAAAATTCAAATCCATTTGGGATGATGAGACCAAGACAGAGGCCCACCACATCTATAGATAAAGAACAATATGCTAAATATGAACATTGGAAACATTCAATATTAGATTATTGGATATGGCAACATTCATATGCTAAGACTATTAAAAATGAGGAAGAATATCTTAATCTTCTTCAGAGTATTTATGCTGAAGATAAAAATTACACTAAAAAACTTAAAAGAATTATGAGGAGACTTAACTAAAAAGAAGTAAAACTTAAATTTGTGAGAGAGATATGAAGGGTTATGGAAAAGACATTTTTAATGTAAAAGTAGTAGTAAGATTAGGTAAAGAACAAGCAACTAAAATTGCTGAACTCTTAACAGTTAAAACATTGGAGGATAAAGTATGGGCTCTGACTGAATTGATTGAATTAAAACTACAACCAAAAACAACTATTTTCCTAGTGAGTGAGATCATTAGGAGAAAATATGAAAGAAGATTGGCAATTTCTAAGAAAATAATGACTGAATTAGCAAAGGAGGATTAATATGGAGTTGAGACTGGAGAGGTTGGATGAAGCAGGAGTTACAGTCAATCAATTTGTATTATTATTTCTTATAGAATCAAATTTAATACCTAAATGTGTTGAAAAGAAATTTGATGACTTGTTAAAATTGCAAGAGAATTTGTTCATTAAAATCTTAGAAGATAGGATAGTGCTAAGACCAAAAGGAACTCAATTAATCCAACAAAGAAATAGTCCTATTGTAGCAGAAGAGATAATCTCATTAGCTAATGAGTTAAGAGAATTATTCCCTACTGGCACTAAGAATGGAACTATCTATAGGTGGAGAGGAACTTTGGCTGATGTTACTAACAAGCTGAGAAAGTTTATGACTGCACATCCTAATTATACAAGACAAGAGATTGTTGCAGCTACTAAGCATTATGTAGACTCCTTTAAATATGGAGATATGCAATATATGCAGCTACTAGTATATTTTATTGAGAAAAATAATGTATCTAAGCTATTAGAAGAGCTTGAAGCAATTAGAGAAGGAAATGTACAAAGAGTAAGAACAAGAGAAACTAGTATATGACAAATAATATTTTTAAACAAGCAGTTCAAGATGGTCTTAAAGGACTAAATAAAGGATTGAATATAGGTTTACCTAGACTTAATGCTCATATTCATGGACTACAGAAAAAGTATTATTATGTTATTGGTGGTGGACCAAAATCAGGAAAAACAGCTTTTCTTGATAATTGTTTTATACTACAGCCTTATTTAAATGATATTAAGCCTAATAATGAACCTATAGAATATCATTATTTCTCAATGGAGATTGACTTAGTTGAAAAAATAGCTAAGTGGGTAGCATATCTAATGGATATTAAATATGGGATATACTGTGATTCTAATTACATCTTAGGAAGATCTGAAGAGAAATTGACTAAAGAGCATTTAGAAATCATTAATAAGATCTATGATGAAGACATTGTAGAACTATTTGGTGAACTAGATGATAAAGGAATTCCTAAAGAAGATTCACCTAAATTAATTACATTCTATCAAGATAAAGAAACTCCAACTAGTATTTTTAATACTATGTTTAAAGTTGCAGATGACAATGGAACTATCTTAAGAGAGAAAGTAATTGAGAAAGATGAATTTGGTAATAAGTTTGAGAAACAAAGAATTGTAGGATATATTCCAAAAGATCCTAAGAAAAAGATTGTATGTATTGTAGACCATGTTGCATTATGTAGAAGGAACCCTGGATTGTCTGAAAAAGAAAACATAGATAAACTGTCTGAAGGATTTGTATATCTAAGAAATATGTTTGGAATGACCATTATAGTGCTTTCACAGTTCAACAGAGAGCTTGAAAATGTTGATAGACTAAAACTATCTAAAAGTAATTTAGCTCCCTCTAGAGCTGATTTTAAAGGCACTGGTAATCTTTCTGAAGATGCAAATCTAGTACTTGGTATTTTAAATCCTAATCTCTATCCTAACCTAGATAATCATTTAGGATATAGTTTAGCTGATTGGGGAAATGCTTATAGAAGTATTCATATTGTTGCTTCTAGGAACATTGAAGGAGATGCTAATCTAGCAGTTCTATTAGAAGGAAAGACAGGAAGAATAACTGAACTTCCTAAGAAAGATGATTATGAAGGGTTAAATAGAATGAAAAGATATAAAGAGGAGAAGGGAATATGATTGAATTACCAAAAGAGAAGATTAAGAAAATAGAAGTAGAACCAAGAAGGTTGCTGTTGTATAGTGTACCAAAAGCAGGTAAAACTACAATATTTTCTCAATTACCTAATAGTCTTATAATTGATACTGAAGATGGAAGTGATTTTGTTGATGCTCTTAAGATAAAGATAGATACAACTCTGCCTTTTGATAAACAGTATGAACAATTTATGGAAATACTAAGAGCAATATGGAAAGAAGGATATAACAGAGAAACTGGAATTTATACTCCTCCATATGAAACTCTTATAGTTGATACTATGACTAGACTAGATGAGTGGTCAGAGATTATTGGAACATTAGAATATATGGATAAACCTCAAGGTAAGTCATATAATAGAGATGAAAAAGATAGAAAAACTAAACTATCTCCATCAGATCCAAGATTTGAGAAAGTAACAGCTCTACCTCAAGGATATGGGTATATGCATACTAGAGATATTATGATGAGATTATATGATAATATCTGTAGGTTAAGTCCTAAGACTATATTCTGTTGTCATGTTAAAGACAAATATGTTGCTCAGAATCTATCTGAAGAAGTTTATACAAGGGAAATTGCTTTAACAGGTAAAGTTAAAGATATTTATGCATCTAAAGTTGATGCAATTGCTTATGCCTTTAGAGAAGGTAATGTTATGAAATTATCATTTTCTGGAACAGAAGGAAGCAGATGTCCACATTTAAGTGGGAAGACAATTGTAATATCAGAATCTAGTGATGATGGATCTGAAGTGAATGTGTACTGGGATAGAGTATATCCTAGTCTTAAGAAGTAGATTTAATATTATGAGTAGAAGGGCTGAATATAAATTACATGATTGGATATATCTGGTCAGAGAAGATGGCTTATTAGTACTTCAATGTGAAGTAATTAGAGAAAAGCCCAGTGTGTGCAAAGTGATTAGAAGAATGCCTATAACAGAAGAATTTCTTGGAAATAGATGTTTATGGGGAACTTTAAGAGATGATAAAACTCAAAAAGTGCTTTATATCTATGATACTTATGTAGCATATCAAAATCAAAAGTTAAATATTCCAGAAGAAGATTTCAAAGTGTATAAAAGATGGAGTTCACTTTGGAGTTATTGTAGAAAACAAACATTAAAATAAAAATTATTATACTATGTTAATTGGAGAGAGAAAAGAGAGTAGAGGATATGCTCCTCTTGTGGGTGTGGCAACAGTAGAAGTAATTGCAATCAATCCTGATCAAAAAACCTTACAAAAAATACTAGGAAAAGAAGTAGATGCTCCTATCTATGTAAGATCTCAAGCATTTCCTGATGGAGATAAAGATGTAGTGGACATTGTATTCTGGCTTAAAGTGAAAGATGCTATTGCTAGAGAAAGAGTCATTAGACTACAAATGAGCATAGTTAAATCATCTTGGAAGTCTCAAAAAACTGGTAAAATTCAAGTTGTTAATATCTTTGGTGGATCTACTTGGGTAAATGAAGCAGATTACAGAGCTAACAACTATGAAGCTTATCCTTATTTTAGACCTGAAGGTGCTAGATTAGCTTATAGAGGAGAGTCTTATGTAGTAGATACTATTGCTAAATGGTTTGGTCTTCCATTACCTGGAAAGATAAAAGAAGATTTATCTGAAGCATATTGTCAAATTGAAGACATTCCTGCATTGTTTAAAGGTAATTTCAAGGAATTGCATTCTTTAGTTGAGGCAGCTAAGGGAGCAACATTCAAAGTTCTCTGTGGAGTAAGAGAAAATACTGATGGAAAAGTATTTCAAACAGTGTATAATAGATTAGTCTTAAGAAGTTGGGAAACTAATTATAGTAAGTTTGAAACTGAAATCTCTAATATTTCTAATGCATTCTATGGTTCTGCACCATTTGAATTAAAGGAATATAAAGTAGAAACTTCAGATCCTCAAGTAGAAACTAAAGTTGAGGAAAAGAAAGTTGAACCTAATGATCCTGATGATGATCTTCCATTTTAATTAATATGTTGATTGGTAAACCTAATATTAGAATAAACTATCAGTTAGATGAATTAAAGTTATTATTCTATTTCTTAGGAGAATTACCAGTAAACCAATTAATTAATAGTCCTCTTAGGAAAGATGAGAATCCTTCCTTTATAATACACTACAATCCAGATGGTAAAGTTTATTTTAGAGACTTTGCCTCTGGAGAGTATGGTGGTATTATGACTTTAATACAGTTATTCTTAGGATTAGATACACCTGAGGAAGCATCAGAAATAGTTGCTACAGCAGATTTATCTAAAGTAAGATATGACACAAGTAAAATAATACATAAGTTATCTGAAAAGAAGACTTATGATATTAAGATAAGAATTAGAGATCTTAATCAAGAGGATATTGATTATTGGGAAACTTATGGAGTAGATCACACTAGATTAACTGAATTTGGTGTATATCCAATTTCACATTACTATTTAATAGATAAAGACTCAGAACAATTATTTAAGACTAATCACTATTGTTATGCTTATGCTGAATACTATTCAAAATTTTATTATAAGATATACAGACCTTATAGTAAAGAGCTTAAATGGACTTCTAATATTCCTTTCAGTATTTGGGATTTGTACAATCATCTGCCTAGTTCTGGGGATACTGTAATCCTCACTAAAAGTAGGAAAGATGCAATGTGTATTATGTCAAATAGTGAATATCCTGCAGTAAATATGCAGAGTGAAAGAGGAAGACCATCTTTAGATAAGATAGAAGATCTTAGGACCAGATTTAAACAAATACTTATTTGGTATGACAATGACTTTGATAAATCACATAATTGGGGAAGAATGTTTGCCCAAGAGATTGCTAAGACTTATGACTTAATTCAGATAGAAATACCTGATGGATTTGAGTCTAAGGACATCTCTGATTTTCATAGAGACTTTGGAAAGACTACAACAAAACACTTAATTAAAGAATTAGTAAAAAATGGCAGGATTAACTAAAGTAGCTGTCTATGGTTCATTAAGAAAGAATCTTTATAACCATTATTTGATAGCAAATCAAGAATTTATTAAAAAAATTGCAGTTGAAGTTCCCTACAAGATGATTTCAATGAATGGAGCTTACCCTGCATTAGTACCATCAAAGGATAAACATGAAATAACATTTGAACTATATGAAGTAGATGCAAATACATCAAGAAATTTGGATATTTTAGAAGGTTATCCTGACTTTTATTCAAAAGCTACTATCAACATAGATGGAGAAGAGTATCTTATCTATTGGTTAAATGAAGTTAAATTAAATGGTGCTAAGATGCCAGATGTAGAGTCTGGTGATTGGTATGATTATAAGACTAAACAAATATTAAGGAAATAAAATGAGTTTATTTACAGCTATTATTGGAGTTACTAATAAAGGTAACAAATATCATTATACTAATTGTCCTTGTTGGAATGCATTTAACTGTTCTCTGAATAGTTCTCTTCCTGGAGGAAAAGATGAGAAATATGAAAAGATTCAAGTTTATATTCTTAAGAATGGAGGAACAGTTAATAGTTTAACTAATCAAACTACAACTCCTAAAAAGAATATTGAACAATATCTTAAGTATATAGGAGAATTAATGCATGCTCCATTTGAAGGTTTGGAAGATATTCAAACAAGTTATGATCTTCTTAGTGAATATTATAGTAGTCCTAATCACACTGGTAAAGGTGTAGATGAGAAAAGATATACTAAGAATCTAGAAGGCTATCTTGCAACATTTGATATGAGAGAACCTTTTAACTATAGTAAAGAGAAAAGAAATCTCTATATGAAGCATTTTGGACCATTAGTGAGATTATCTTATGAGAACTCATTTAATCCTTCTCTTAATGCTGTATTTAATTTAGTTGAATCTAAACCCTGGTTCTTTAAATATTTTACTTTCTATGAATTAGTATTCTTATCTTGTTATAAGAATGGTCTCTTAGGAGGAGGACATGCAGCATGGGGAAATGGTTATGATTTGCCCTCATTAAAAACTTTCTTTAAGAATATTTCTAAGACTGAAAGTTTGCCTAGTTCTATGTTTGATTGTTTTACTAGAACAAGAAATGAAGACAAAGATAGATTGTTAAAGCAACTTTTCAGTACTGTGTCTGAAGAGTCTTTATTAAAGAAGTTTAATGAACTAAATAAGTTTAAGAAATGAACATTCATGTAGCAGGAGATTATGGCTTTGGATATGCCAATTGGATTCAAGATGCATTTAAAGAATCTGTTATTAAGAGAGATATAGAGTCAGCAGACTTAGTATTATTTACAGGAGGATCAGACATTAATCCAGAGATATATGGAGAAAACAAATCTCATACTACATGGTGCAATGATATGAGAGATAGAGTTGAATCAGCAGTATTTGAAAAAGCAGTTCAACTTGGAATTCCTATGATTGGTATCTGTAGAGGACTACAATTAATGTGTGGACTCTGTGGAGGAAAAGTAATTCAAGATGTAACTAATCATGCAGGATGTTCTCACTCTATTACATTTATAGATGGAATGGAATGTATGACAACTTCATTACATCATCAAATGGTATATCCATTCTTACTTCCTAAAGAGAATTATAGGATAGAAGCATGGAGTACTGAAAGAAGATCTACAAGGTATATTAATGGAGATGATAAACAATATGATGTCATTCCAGAAGTAGAACCTGAAGTAGTATTATTCTTTAAAGATAAACAAGGAAGAAAATTAAAAGCTCTTGGTGTTCAAGGACATCCTGAAATGATGAAATTTGGAATATTCCATGAGAGATTAGTAGAACTTATTAAAACAAACTTATTAAATAAATAAAATATGAGTAAAGTAGTTATTCTTTGTGGTAAAGGTGGAAGATCTTCAATGAAAAAAGTGTTTGAAGAAGTACAAAATCCTAATGCTTATTTAGTTATTAGAAAAGAACTAAAGAAGTCTAAAGGGTTTATCTATGAAGTTCATTCCAAAGCAGCAGATGGTAGCATAAATGTTACTAAGACAAAGAATATTGATGATATTCTGCATAATGCAGCATTAATTAAATGGGGTAATAGAATTCAAGTAGATGACTTAGCTAAAGTTGTATATAATACTTCTGAAGCTGTTAAAAATGCTTCTGTTAAGAATATTGCAAGAAGATTGTTTGCTGAGAATGAAGTAGGTTGTCCATTGAATATTACACCTCAAACTCCCAGAGATAAAGTAGTATTTCCTATCATAGGAAGACCATTAATTCATCATCAAGGAAAGAATTTTTATACTTTCAATACTTGGGAAGAATTTATTGCTCATTATAATGTTCATAAGAAAGATCATTATTATAGTAATTTTGTTCCTAAAATAAAGGAATTTAGAGCTCATGTGGCTCATAGTAAAATTCTAGCTCTTCTTGAGAAACCAAGACCTGAAGATCCTAATATGATTGCATGGAATCATGCTCAAAATGCAGGTGCTTGGGAAATTGTTAAATGGGAAGATTATGGCAGACAAGGCATGAATGGTAAAGATAATGATCTTAGATTATGTCAGACCATTATGAAAGCTATGGAAGCTGTAGGTCTTGATTTTGGTGCTGTAGATGTAGTTATTACAGAAGATGGAACACCTTATGTTCTTGAAATTAATACTGCACCAGAATTAACTAATTCAGAATATTCTGCAGCTAAATATGCAAGATATTTTGATTGGATTGGTCAATATGAATTTGAAGAAGATATGGATAATAAGAGAGAGCATTGGAGTTCTTTAGTATATATTAAGGCAAAATCATTCTCTTGGAAGGAAATTAACTTTAGAGCTGTTGACAATGACTAAACAAATAATTAAATTAGAAAATCCTGTAATTAGGAGATCTGATTTTTCTTTGCTTAGAGTATTGGAAGATTCTGATAGACTATTTGAAGGCAAGGACTTTACCCTTGTCTTCAATGGTAAGCAGGCTTTTTATATAGATAAAGATTTAGTTTCTCCTATTTACTATGATGGACATAAAGTGGATTGTTTATGGTTAAATACTGTAAATCCAGAAACAGCAGGAATAGAAGATACTTGGGAAGTAAATTATACAATTCCTGAAAAAGAAACCACAGTATTTGAAAAACATCCTAGAAAAGAACTTATTACTTATCAAAGTCAAATTGAATTAGACTATCCAGACTTAGTAAAAGTAGACACTAAGAATCTTAGTAAGAGGATGTGGAGTTCAGATCCTAATTATTTATATGATTTTGTAGGAGCTTATAGGACTGTTAACAAACCTTGGCTTGGAGATAGTCTATTTCCAGATAATAGACCTGTAAATTGTTGTACAACATTAGAAAAAGCAACTAAGGTTGTAGTCATTAATGCTGTTAATCAAGTATCACTTATTCAAAAAAAAAGATTATTATAATATGATTTTAGAAGTTATTAAAGATGTAGCTCCTCTTTCAGAAGGAACTTTAGTTTCAGTTGCTGGAAGCTTTAAATATGATGAAAAACAAGATCCTTTTCATAAATTAATTCCTACAACATTTGAAGATGCTAATTTTATTAGATTAAATGGAGTCTTAGGAATGTTGCCTAAAGAAAACTTCCAAGAATGTACAGTAACTGTTTCTAATAAGAAGCATCCTCTTTATGGAAAAACATTCTCTATTTATTCTCTTATGATGGAGAATCCTAAGACTAGAGAAGTGTTTGAATTCATGAGTGGTGTTGTAGATCCTCTATTAATTAAAGAGATCAATGTTGACTGTGAAGGTTACATGACTAAGCTTTCTTTAGGAGACACTCAATTATCTTTCATTGACAATGAGAAGATTGAAGCTTATAAAGAATTCTTAAGATATATTGATAGAGAAGAATATGAAGAGACATTCACAAATGAATGGGCTGAAGAAGAAACTGAAACTGAAGAAGAATCTAAAATAGCTGAACAAAAATTCTATTTCATTCATAATACAGGAACAATGACTGTAGCTAAAGATGTGGAATATGAAGTAGTAAAATTCATGAAAAAGAATCCTGATACAGGAGACTATGATGAAGTTCCTCAGTCTAGAGCTAGAGTAGCTCAAATTCTTGTAAATGGCACTTATGTAACTGTATTATTAAGAAATGGTAACATTGTAAAGCATTAATTATATGAAAAAGATTGATAACATTTTAATAGGTTCAGATCCAGAATTATTTATTTACAATAAGGATAAGGCAGAAATTGTTTCTGCCATTCCTTTTATTCCAGGAACTAAAGAACAACCATATGTAATTGGAGATAAAGGATATGCTCTTCAAACAGATAATATCTTAGCAGAATTCAATATTCCTCCTTGTAAGACTGTAGATGAGTTCTTACATCACATGAACTATATGAAAGCATATATTCAAGATCATGTAGCTAAGATTGATCCTGCATTGACTCTATTACATATGCCTGATGGACATCTTAAAGAAGAGGAATTACAACATCCTCAAGCTAAAGAGATAGGTTGTTCTGAAGACTATGATGCATGGAGAGATGGTGAAGTTAATCCTAAGCCAGCAGAATTTCCTGGAACATTAAGAACTGTTGGAGTTCATATTCATGTTGGATATTCAGATCCAATTGCTCCTATTAATATTATTGGAGTTAAATTTATGGATCTTTTCTTAGGAGTTCCTTCTGTATTGATTGAGCCTAAGAATGAAAGAAGACAAGTATATGGATCAGCAGGTTCATTTAGACATTGTAGATATGGTTTTGAATACAGATGTCTTAGTGGCTATTTCTTAGGAAATGATGAACTATTAAAATGGGCTTATAATAACACTCAATTAGCAATGAAAGAAGCCAATAAATATCTTAATGATGATGAGGATTCAATTGATATTGATGTGTTAAAAGAGGACATACTAGAAGCTATGGGTGGGAATGTAGAAGTTGCTAAACAGCTTGTAGAGACATTTGAAATACCTATGGTTTAATCTTATAATAAAATATTTATGTGTGGACTTTTTGGTTATATAGGAAAAGATAATAAAAGATTTAGTTGGGATAAGTTCAATCTTCTGGGGTTATTTAATGACTCCAGAGGAGGAGACTCTTGTGGTAGATATTTACTAGGACAAGTTACATATGGAGTTGAAAAAAGAAAACTCTATAGAGATTTAGTTTTGTCTTTAGTAAATGATTATGTTGCAAAAGAAAATGGTGTTGTCTTAGGACATTGTAGAAAAGCAACTGTAGGAGCTCATACAGAAAAGAATGCTCAACCAGTTGTTCTTCTAGATGAAGAAAACAAAGGTAATACTGACATTGAGGAAGACTTTGTGATGATTCATAATGGTACTTTGATAAACCATGAAGAACTTGCAGACAAATATGGAATTAAAGAATTTAAAGATGACACAGATTCTAAAATTCTAGCTAAACTAATTAAAAAAGAAGGATTTAAAGTTCTTACAGAATATATTGGAGCTGCAGCAATTGTAGTGTTTGATATTAGAGAATGGAAAAGAACTGGAGATCAAGTTGTATATATCTTTAGAGGTAAATCTAAGAATTATGCAACATCAGCTAATGCTGAAGATGAAAGACCATTATATTTATATGAGATAGATACTAACTATTGGTATTTTTCATCTCTAGAAGAATCATTGGTCTTCATTGATGGTTATAAGGATAAGAAAGATAGAATTACTGAAGTAGAACCTAATCAACTTTATAAGTTTGTTAATGGTGCTTTAGTGTCTAAAACTCCTTATGACAGAACAGAATGTCTACAGAAAAAGCCTTATACTTCCACTACTACATATTATAGGAAAGATTATGGCTATAATCTCTATGGAGGTTATGGTGATGATTGGGAAGATGATGTGGCTTATGGTAGATATTATCAAGAACTTAATAAGTGGGGAAAGGATAAAGACTGTAAAACAAAAGAAAAAGATGCTGATCTGCCTACAGTTACCTTTCCAGCAAAACATGCTTTTGAAGTTGATATTGATAAAGAATCTCTTTCTTTAGTAACTACTTCTACTTCTAATATGGTTAGTTTTGTTAGAGGAAGATATTATAAAAATGAAAGGCTTTTAACAGGAAAAGTTAAAATGTCTAAATATGGATATGTGTCTGAATCTAAATATACTAATGATTATGAAGCAGAATTCTTAGAAGGAGTAATGTTGTTCCCAGGAACTCTTGAATTAGCCAAGACTTTATATACTCTTACAGGAGATATTAAGTATGTATTTCCATTTGCAATGGAATCTTTTGTTTATGTAGCATCTAATATGTTTGCTAGATATGACTTTGGATTGAAGAAGTTAATTACTCCTTCAGGCTATTTCTCACCATTATTCTCTTTAAGAAGTTACTTAGTAATTAAAGGAGATTGTACTAAATACAGAGCCTTTACTGGCAAATCAGATATTGGTGATATAGAAAAGAGAGTTGGAATGTGTAAGTTCTATACCAACTTACTTTGTAACAGAGTCTCTAATCTTATGCCTTCATGGCTAAAAACCCAAGAAAGTGATTTTGCTAATTTAAAAGAATGTATTGAGTATTATTGGGGGGAAGGAGAAGCATGGGACACTTTTCAGAAATGTGTGGTAGAGAATTTCAATGATATGCTATTGACTTTAAAGAGTGAAAGTTATCATTCTATAGAAGCTTGTAAGTATATGTTTGAAGCCTTTATCAGTGAATGTTCAGATTTGATCAATCTGGATGAATTAAAACAAGAGAGCCAAGAAATTATTGACAGTTTTAATATTGTATTAAAGAAATTAGATTAAATTTATGTTTGCAGAAGATTATATTGTAGAAGAAGGAGTTCATTATTTTAGTTCTCAAATTGCTCCAACAAGATCAAGATACTATGATTTTGAAAAGAAAGAATTCAAAAATTCTACAGGCTCTATGACTTATGGAATTGTCAATTTTGACCCTCTTAGCCAGAAATATCAATTTGGTTGGTGGACTCCAAATATGGCAAAGAATGCTAACATTGTTGTAGGAGAAAGCACATATCCAATGTTCAATAAGAAATATTTCAAAGAAATTAAATTTATTGAAATTGATCCTGATGTCTATGTTAATCCTAGACATCTTGTTCAAAAAGTTGGAGGTAAGTATATCCTAGGAATGAATCCTGCATATAGAATTCCTATAAGAAGTAGAAAGTATTCTTGGAACTATCAATTCCCCAACAACTATGGAGCTAAATTCTTATTAGAAGACTTTAAGAGTTATCATTCTAAGAATTATGTTCCTAATAGAGAAGCAATATTCAATTTACCTGATTTAACTTTTGGAGTTGAATTTGAGACTGCATCTGGATCTGTTCCACAAACAGAATGTGCTAGATTAGGTCTTATTCCTCTAAGAGATGGATCAATTACAGGTAATGAATATGCAACTATTCCATTTAAAGGTAAATCTGGAATTGGAGTGTTGCATGAGACTTGTGAAGTATTGCAACAATATTGTGATATTGATCATTTGTGTTCTCTTCATGTTCATGTTGGAGTTCCTAAAGTAGATAAGAAACTAGTAGTTGCAGCTTATCACTATTTTAAAATGTTAGAACCTCAAATTCTATCTATGTTTCCTCCTCTTATGACTGCATCATCTGCATTTAAGAAAGGAGATAAGGATTATTGCAAGAAACTTCCTAATGGAGTTGCAAATCCTAAAGACAGCATAGAGTCTCAATTTGATAAACTATTTGAAATGTATGCTGAAACTCCTGGTTATTCATTTACTAGGTTTGGAGAAAATCATCCTCATGATAGGGATGGTAATAGAAAATGGGAAGTACATGCTAGATACAAATGGATTAACTTAATTAATCTTATTTTTAGTGGAGCTAAGACTATTGAATTTAGAATTCATACTCCTTCATTGAATAAGAATAAAGTAATTCCATGGGTATATATCTGTGTTTCCTTAGTATGGTATTTGCTCAATCATCAAGATGAGATTATAGAGATTGCTGGCAAGAGAAATGCTGGTCTTGATCTAAATGCCATTATTTCTGCATGTTTTAAGGATAGAACAATTGTGGATTATTTAATTTCTTATATCTCTTATAGAATGAAGTATGTAACTCAACAAGAAGTTTGTTATAATGACAAATGTGGGTTCTTAGAAATTCTAGATGATTTTGCATTTCAATTTAACTATAAAGCAATTGAATTAGTAAAATAAATGGAGATATTTATACCAGGAAATGTTCCTAGTAGTAAGAATTCAAGAATGAGAACAAGGAGTGGGATTTTTATTAAGTCCCCTCTTTGTTTTAAATATGAAAAAGCTACCAAAGTAATTTGGGAAGAGAAAGCAGAAGAAGTTAGACAACTAACAGATAATGCTGATAAGCCTATATTAATAGGTTTACACTTTGTAAGAGATAGTAGAAGAAAATGTGATTTTCATAATCTAGTCCAATTTATTGCAGATCTTATGGTCAAATATAAATGGATAGAAGATGATAATATGACACAAGTATTCTTTGTTCCATACATAAGAAATGGAACATATTATTCTGTAAACAAAGATGAATGTGGAGTATGGATTAAAGTGTAGAAATGGATAGATTTAGACTTAGTTGTACAGAAGAACAATTTAGAGAGACAAAAGCTCTATCTTATTCTAGGATTGCTTCCTATGATAAAGATGGACCTATTGCTCTTATTACAAAAAAAGATTTAAGTGGTAAAAGCTACATTATATTTGGTAAGTTAGTAGATGATATGCTATTATCACCTCAGAATTTATACAAATATAAAATCAATAATTACAATGGAGAACTTCCTAGTAGTAGTATTTCTGATGTAATTAATGAGTGTGTAGAATTTATCTTAAAAACAGGAGAAGAACTGACAGATAATGTTATTTTAGAAATCTGTGAGAAGAAAGACTTTTATAAAAGATGGAAAAAAGAAACTAAAATTGAAGCTGTAAGAAAGTATCAAGATTATCTTGACTTTATCTTAGAGAATAAAGATTATCAGTTAATAACTCCATTCATGTGGAATATTGCTGAAAAGATAGTAGAGACTATTAAGACATATCCTACTACTAAGAAATGGTTTGATCTCTTAGATGGACAGGAAGGTTTTAATCAAGTTGATCTTATTACAGAATATAATGGTTCTTTAGTTAAAGGAGCATTTGATAGATTAGTTGTAGATCATGTAAATAAAACATTTCAAATCATAGATCTAAAGACAGGAAGTGTTCAGTCTGATGAATTCATAGATCAATTCTGGAAGTTTAGATATTGGATTCAAGCAGCTCTTTATTATAGAATGTTAGAGAAAGTCATAGATGAAGATGAACAATATAAAGATTATGAAATATTAGACTTTGTATTTATCTATATGCCTTCATCTGGTGCTAAGATTCCAACAGTCTTAACAATAGAGAGGGATAGAATAGAAGCATTTGAAAATGGTTTCTATATAGGTAAGTCTGAATTTAAACATAAAGGATTAAAGCAAATCATTAAAGAAGTTGAATGGCATTATGAAAATCAAGTCTTTGATGTTAGCTGTGATTTTATGAATAGAGATGGGTCATATGTTATAGATTGTAATCAAGTGAGAAGTGATGATGAATGAAGCTGCTAGAAGATTATTATTACCATTACTAGCAACAAGTGTTAGATTACAATATTTAGAGAGATTAAAGAAAGTTACATTTGTAGGACATTATATTCTATTACATTATGAATATGAACCTTCAAAAGCTTTTATTAACTATGAAGACTATTTGACAAAACATAACCTATTTAAAAAACTACTTGATAATGGTAATATGGTTATATATTCTTTTGAGATTCCTAAAGAGTATATAGAAGACATTAAGTTGTTTGGGTTAGGCAAAATTAAAGATCTTTCTGATGATGCTAAGAATATTATTCTGAAGTATCTTATAGGTAAGAAAGATACATTAGCTGTGCAAAAATTAAGATATTTTTGGGCTCCTGATGAGGAAGCTAAAGCTAAAGCATTTAAAGCCTTTCTAGTTCCTCCTAAGAATCTGGAGAATTTAGAAATAAATATAAAGGCTGAAAAATTTGATTATATTAGAGACCTTGATTTAGGTTTTGAAGAAAGAACAAGAAAGAAATTAGGATTTGAATAATATGAAGGAAGCTAAAGAATGTGCAGTGAGATATTTTGAGGGTGATGAATTAGCTGCTAAAGTATTTTTAGATAAGTATGCTGCAGAGGGAGAAAAAACTCCTGATAACATGCATCAGAGATTGGCATATAAAATTTCTACAATTGAAAGAAAGTTTAAGAAAGATCTTGAACAGCAAACATTTGATCTTGACAATCTTTCAGATTTAGGAGTAGAATATGTGAATTCTCTTATAGAATCCAATGATTATGAGATAAGAGATAAATGGTTCCAACTATTTAGACATTTTAAATATATTGTTCCAGGTGGTTCTATTATGGCATCATTAGGAGCAAATGATCTTGTTTCTCTAGCTAACTGTTTTGGCTTAGGAAAACTAGAAGATAAAATGGAATCTATCATGGATAAAGGAAAGGAAATGTCCTTCTTATTCATGAGAAGAGGTGGTTGTGGAATGTCTCTAGATCCTCTTAGACCAAGAGGAGCAACAGTTAATAATGCTGCAAAATTTAGTACAGGTGCAGCTAGTTTTATGGATTATTATTCTACCACTTGTAAGACTATTGGTCAAGATGGAAGAAGAGGAGCTTTAATGTTAGCAATGTCAGATAGACATCCAGATGTTAAGGAATTTATTCTTTCTAAACAAGATCTTAGTAAAGTTACAGGTGCAAATATATCTGTAAAAGCTAGTAGAGCATTAGTAGATGCAGCACAAAAAGATGAAGATTGGCTTTTAAAATGGCCTTGTCATGATCCTATAGAAGAGTATTGTGACTGGAAAGCTTATCCTTATGATGAATTGCATGATGTTTCTTTTAAGACAGATGTAGGAAATTATACAGAGTATATTAAGAAAGTTAAAGCTAAAGAACTGTTAGATCTGATCATTGAATGTGCATGGAAGACAGCAGAACCAGGAATCCTATTATGGGATAATATTATCAATTTTGATCCTGCATCAGTATATGAGAATTTAAGAGCTGTTACTACAAATCCTTGTGGAGAGCAACCTTTAAGTGATGCAGATAGTTGTAGGTTATCTCATATTAATTTGCTTTCATTTGTAGTGAATCCATTTACAAGTGAAGCATATTTTGATTTTGAATTATTTAGGAAAGTAGCATATCAACAAGTCATCTTCTTAGATGATGTTATTGAACTTGAATGTAAAAATATTCTTAATATCATAGAGAAATCTGATTCTGAGAGTGAGAAGAATCTATGGAGAAGAGTATATGATACAGCTCAACAAGGAAGGAGAATTGGATGTGGATTTACTGCATTAGGAGACACTATTGCAGCTATGAATCTTGCATTTAAAGATTCTCATCATCTAGTAGAAGGAATCATGGAAACTAAGTTTAAAGCTGAATTAGAAGCTAGTATTGATTTAGGCTATTTAAGAGGTCCATTCTTAAGCTATGATTCTGAAAAAGAACATAATGATTGGTATGAATTCTTATATGAAAATTATTATGATATTCATCATAGAATGGCTAAACTAGGAAGAAGAAATGTTTCTCTTAGTACTGTAGCACCTGTAGGTTCAGGATCACTATTGACTCAAACTACATCTGGAATTGAACCAATCTTTAAGACTTTTTATACTAGAAGAGTAAAAGTTAATAACTTTGATGAGAAATATGATTTTATTGATCCAAATACTAAGGAGAAATTTAGAGAATTTATAGTTGCTCATAAGACCTTCCAAAAGTTTTGTGAGATTCAAACAGGTAAAAAGTTTGATGAGATTCCTAAGGGAATGATTAATGTATTATTTAAGTCTTCTCCTTATTATAAGAATGAAGCTGCAGATATTGATTGGAAAACTAGATTAGAAATTCAAGCTATAGTACAGAAATATACTACTAGTTCTATTAGTACTACTATTAATCTTCCATCTAATGTAGAGAAAGATGTTGTTAAGAATATTTATCTTAATGCATATAAGATGGGTCTTAAAGGAGTCACTGTCTATAGAGATGGTAGTAGAAGTGGTGTATTAGTAGAAAAGAATAATGAGGTTAAAGATCCCTTAAGAAAGGCCCCAAAGAGACCTTCTGAGCTACTTTCTCATATTCATACTATGACAGTTAAGGGAGAGAATTATCTTTGTTCTCTAGGCTTCTATGAAGGTAAACCATATGAAATATTTGTTTGTCCTACACCTGAGAATATTAAGATTCCTACAATAGGTAAGAATGTTAAGATTAAGAAAGGTTATTATCAATTGCAAGATCAAGAAGGTAATGTAATTGTAGATAACTTTGCAGATGTAATGGATGATCAGCTTGAAATGGTAACAAGATTGTTATCTATTTCTATTAGAAGTGATGTTGGATTTAACTTCCTTGTAGACCAACTTAAAAAAAGTAAGGGAGAATTAACTGCATTTCATAAAGTTTTAGCTAGAACTATTGCTAAGTATGTAGAAAACAGTGCTAAATCTAGTGAAAACTGTGATGTATGTGGTGAAAAATTAGTATTTGAGAATGGTTGTTTAATATGTCCACATTGTGGATTTTCTAAATGTAACTAATATGATGGAGAGAGAGATTATTGAAGATGGAGTAGAACAGATAGTTACAGTATTGTTGTGTCCTCATCCTAAGATGAATATAATGGATGCTACTAGATATATGGTAGGCTCAGATAGAATTATTGGAAATTATGAATGGCAAGACCAGAAAGTAATTTTCTTTAAGAATGATGAGATTATTGAGGTTCCTGGCTCTAAGAAGTGGGAACCTTCTATTGAAGACATTTTATCTGGTAACTATTATATTGTAAAATAATGATACACTATTGTTCTGAGCAAAAGAGGTTGAAGGAAAGTAGTAAGTGGAACTTGGTAAGTGTTAAAGACATTATCAAGTATTTTGCTGGACATAAGTATATTGCATTAGATACAGAGACAACAGGATTAGATCCTCATACTTGTGAGCTTATATCAATACAATTAGGAGACTTTGAAAATCAATATGTCATTGAATATTCTCCTAATATGTTGAATGAATTAAAACCATTATTCTTAAGAAAAGATGTAACTTTTGTATTACAGAATGCAAAATTTGATCTTCAATTCTTCTATAAACATGATATAATACTTGAAAAAGTATTTGATACTTTCTTAGCTGAAGGTATCTTGTATTGTGGTTTTGACAACATTAAATTACCAAACTATGTTAAGAAATCTTTGGAAGTCTTAGCATTAAAATATTGTGGTGTTTTACTTAATAAATCTATAAGAGGAACCATTTGTAAGGTTGGACTTACAGATAATGTTATTGAGTATGGTGCTAATGATGTGAAATATCTTATTCCAATTATGACTAAACAGCTTATTAAGATCCAGCAGGATAAAGTATATGGAGCTGTTAAATTGGATAATATGTTTGTTAAAGTTTTAGCTTATTTAGAATGGTGTGGAATATATCTAGATCAAGATAAATGGAAAGCTAAAATGGAACAAGATGAGCAAAAGCTAAGAGATATGGAATTTGCTCTGAACAAATGGGTATTTGAAAAGTTTGGTGACAAATATGTCAATAAACAATTAGATCTATTTAGTGCTACAAAAAGATGTAGTCTTAATTGGGATTCTTCTAGACAAATTGTTCCTATATTCCAAGAATTAGGTGTTGATACCAAAGTGAAAGATAAGAAGACAGGAAGGATGAAAGATACTATTGAGGCTAAACATATTAGTAAACAAGCTTCTGTATCTCCTCTTGTTAAGATGTATATTGATTATAAGAAAGCACAGAAATTGGTTACAACTTATGGTCAAAACTTTTTAGATCTTATTAATCCTGTAACTGGTAGAATTCATGCTACATTCTGGCAGATAATGGGCACAGGAAGAACTTCTTGTGGTAAAGGTGATAGTAATGATGATGAAGATAGTATTAATTTACAAAATCTTCCAGCAGATCCTATTACTAGAGCTTGTTTCACAAATCAATTTAAGAATACAATCTTAGTTGATTGTGATTATAGTCAACAAGAAGATAGAATGTATACTCAGTTATCTAAAGAGCCTGCACTAATATCATTTTATAATGATACTGTTAGAAAAAGAGATGGTCATAGTTTTACAGCTAAATTATGTTTTCCTAAGGAATTAAAAGATATTCCTGAAGAGAAAGTAAAAGACATAAGACCTGATCTTAGACAAATGGCCAAAGGAGCTAAATTTGCAATTCTATTTGGTGGTGTAGGAGCTACTATTGCTAAGAATCTTGGATTATCTGATGAAGAAGGTGATGCTGTATATACAGCTTATCTTAAAGCTTTTCCTAAGTTAGCTAAGTATTTTGAATATATAAAAGGTATAGTTCTTAAACAAGGTTATGTTCATTTTAATGAAGTAACTGGAAGAAGATCTTATTATCAAATATATGATCAATATCAAAAGCTAGAGAAAACTATTACTAGAGAATGGTGGCAAGAATATAGGCAACATAAAGCTGCAGGAACAATTCAATTTTTAAATTATTATTTGCCTACATGTAAAGAATATTTTAAGATGAGAGGTGAGATTGAAAGAATGGCATTAAATTATAGATGTCAAGGCTCAGCAGCAGATATGTCTAAATTAGCTGGTGTATGGTTCTTTGATTGGATTCTTAAGAATAATCTCTTTAATAAAGTAAAAATTAGTAACTTTATTCATGATGAATATTTGATAGAATGCCCTGAAGATATTGCAGATAAAGTAGCAGAAGCTCTTAAAGATTGTATGGAAAGAGCAGGTAGAGTATTTATAGATGTAGTTTCAGTTAAAGCAGAACCTAACATAACAAAATATTGGACACACTAATGGATAAAATTGAATTTAATAGTATATTAGAAGATATCATTTTTCAAGTCCTATGCTTAGCATGGGACTATAATGGTGATGGAGATGTAGTAAATACAGAAGATGTTATTAACATAGTAAGTTTATACAAAAAGAAATGAAGCATATTATGATAGATATTGAGACTCTTGGATTAGAGTTTCATTCTGATATAGTTAGTATTGGAGCAATTGAATTTGATCCTGAGGAGAATTCTTTAGGAAGAGACTTCTATCAAGTTGTTTCTTTAGACACTCTTCCATATGTTAATGTTAGTACATTAAGATGGTGGATGCAACAGTCTGATGAAGCTAGGGCAGTATTTCAAGAGACAGGTCAACCTATAGAATGTGCTCTTGCTTTATTATCTCAATTCATTCATTCTATTAAACAAAATCAAACAATTAGAATTTGGAGTAGAGGTAAAATAGACACAAATATTCTAGAGCATAAATATAAAATGAGTAATCTAGAATGTCCTTGGGATGGAAAGGAAATAAGAGATGCTAGAACTTTTATAGATGAACTCTTACCTTATGTTCCATGTTTTAAATTTGAGAATGAGAAAGCTCATAATGCTCTTAGTGATGCAATATATCAAGCTTCTCAAATAAACCATATACATCAATATTTAAGAAAAATATGATCAAGAATCTATTTAAGAAACTATGTTGTTGTCATGAATGGCAAAAGATAAGAGACATAGAGACTTATGCAAGTGATTATAAAGGAGGAGATGATCTTCCTTTATATTTTACTATTTTATATTGTTGTAAGAAATGTGGTAAATTCAAAAAAGTTAGAATTGGATGAAAATTAAGATTAAGAAACTAAATGAGGAGGTAAAAACTCCTCCATATAAAACAATAGATGCAGCTTGTGCAGATTTATCAGCATATTTTAAACACACTCCTAAAGAAGAATTTAAATATATTCCTAATAGAGAATATGTCTTTAAGAGAATCTCAGACTATTATGATGAGAAATTAGAGAAAGTAGTCTTAGACAAAATCAATATTGCTCCTGGAGATAGAGTTATTATTCCTACAGGTGTATTCTTAGAATTACCTAAAGGATATGAGGCTAAAATTAGAAATAGATCTGGATTATCATTTAAAGAAGGATTATTTGTAATTGAAGGAACAATAGATGCTGATTATAGAGGTGAACTTGGCATCATTGTTACTAATCTAGGAAAAGAAGTAGTAGTAATTCATAATGGTGATAGAATTGCTCAACTTAAGATTCAAATAGCTGAACAAGCAGAATTTGAAGAAGTAGAAGATTTATCTGATACTGAGAGAGGTGAAGGAGGATTTGGACATACAGGTAAATAATTATGACAACAAAAGAAAAACAAAAACTTCTTACTGAATGGGTTTATTCTAAAATGTCTTCTTCTATTTGTAAACTACAAAGAGGGTTATATGAAGAATATATGGAAGAACATTTTGAAGAATACAATAAACAAATACTTATTCTTGAAGAGGCAGGTAAAATTTTAGAAGATATGACAGATAGTATATCTTCTTTTAGTAGACAAGCTTTAGTTAAAAATTACAAAAACTGTCTTGCTAGAAAAATTCATAATAAGTATCATTTATATGATATAAATTCTTCTATCTTAAGTAAAATAGTAGTAGCTCAAATTTTAGAACAAAATGACAATCTGGATATTATAGAATATAAGAATCTCATAGATTCATTCTCAGAAAAAGTATTGATTGAAGAATTTAATAAATTGAATGGATTACAGTAGAACATTTTTATTTGCTGATCCTCACTTCTATCATAAGAACATAATAGGATATGAAAATAGACCATTTAAGGATGTTTATGAAATGAATGATGTAATTATTGAAAATTGGAATGCTGTTGTTAAGAAACAAGATAAAGTATTCTTAGCAGGAGATATTTCATTTGGAAATAAAATAGTTACAGAAGCTATTATAAACCAATTAAATGGTAATATTACAATGATCTATGGGAATCATGATTGGGATCATTCATATTCATTTTGGAAATCTCAATTCCCAGAGGTTTCTAAATATCCTATCATCATAGAGAAGTTTATTATAATTTCTCATGAACCTATGTATCTAGAAAATAATTCTCCATATCTTAATATATATGGACATGTACATGGAGATGATAGATTTAGAGATTTTACAGAGAATACTTTCTGTATAAGTGCTGAAAGAATAGGCTATTCTCCTATTAGTTTAGAAGAAATTATTTCAAAAGTTAGAAGTTATGAACACTAGAAAATTTGGTTTAAAACTACTGAAGAAAGCTCAAGAATTAAAAAGATTTCATCCTGAACTAAGAGAAGGACAAGCTATTATAATTCAATTATGCAGAATGAATGAGAGATATTTTAGAAATCTTCCTAATGAATGTAATTGTTATGAAGATGATTCTAAGATACCAGCTTTACTACAGTATATAGCATCTAAAAAGATTAAATAAATGGAGTTTATAAAACAAGACTGTATACTAATGAGTGAAAGTAACCCATTAGTTTTTACAGAATTATGTATTAGAAATTGTTATAAAAGTGAGGAGTCAATGTTTCAAAGGCCCCCACAAGTCTTAATTAGAAAGGTTATTAAGAGAGGACATACTTCAGTTCTAGAACATACAGGGGTTTATCTTGTATATACTCAAAATTATGTATACAATCACTATAAATATTTTATAGATAATCCATACACTGATATGAGAAAAGAAGGTAACCTTTGGTATATCTATACTAATCTAAGAGTTATTGCTGAGAATGATCCAGATCTATTAGAGAGAATCTTAAAAGATGACTCTACAGTTAAATATTTCACTCCTAAAGATGATGATCCTTATAAGAGAATTACCTTTAGAATTATTACAGATCATGGTCAAGAAAGAAGTCTCTTAAGACATAGATGGAATAGTTTTACTATTGAAAGTACAAGATTTATTAATTATCTTAAAAGGAGAGGAATTAGCTTCATTGAATGGCAAGGTAGAAGAAAAAATAAATGGATATACACTTTAGCTTGTAAGTTCAGTACTTTCTTTTATAAACTATTAATTAGATTAGGAGAAACTCCTGAAATAGCTAGATCTGTATTAAATCTTGGACATAAGACTGACATTATTATGAGTGCTCCTAGATATAAATGGAAACATTTCTTAGATCTTAGAACAGCAAAAGATGCTCATCCTCAAATTAGAGAAATTGCAGAGAAAATAAAACAGTTTATATAAAATAAAATATTATGAAGATTGCTATAGTGGGAAGGAAAGGAAGTGGGAAAGATACAACAGCTTCTTTTATTAGATATTTTATGTTAGGAGGAATAGATGTTTCTACTCTTTCAGATGATAATAAAAAAGAGGATAAGAATTATATTTTTAGAAATATCATGAAAATGAGTAATAACTCTGATATTTCTATTATTAGATTTGCAGACTCTCTAAAAGACTTTCTATCTTTTATATACAAGATTCCTAGAGAACATTTTGAATATCCCTACAAAAATAATATTTTTTATAGAAAAGATTATGATGTGCAAAAAATTGTAAGATGTCTTAATGGAGTTAGTTATAAAGGAATGGATATAAAGCCCTTTCAACCTGGAGATGATATAAAAAATTATGCTAGCATAAGAACTATTATGCAATTAGAATCTGAAAAATTTAAGAAAGGATTTGGTGAAGATTTCTTTATCAAACAACTTTTTAAACAGATAAATCAAAATGTAATAATAGTTCCTGATTGTAGGTTTAATAATGAATTTGAAGCTTTAAAAGATAAAGGTTTTATTTTTATAAAAATTAGAAATCCTAATGGAGAGAAAGACAGTCATGATTCTGAAAACCAAGCTGTTAATATAGCAGATAAACATTTTGATTATGTAATAGATAATAATGAAGATTTAGAAAAGCTTTTCTATATTTGTAAGGATATTGCAGGTGATTTAAAAGATATGCTTATTGATGAGGGAAAGAAGATTAGTCCTAATTATGAAGTTCATAGTATAGAACAATCTATTATAAACTTAACCAATAAAGATAATGATAAATATTCACAATGGTATACATTAGTAGATTCTTTAAATTGGGCACAATTTAATAGTCTTAATGCAGCATATAGAACTTATACTTATTCAGCTCCAGAAGCTGGAGTAGTAGGAAGTGCTATGATAAATAGAGTATTTTAAAAAATAAAAGGGAGAAGATCACAAGTCTTCCCCCTAGTTTTTTTAATTAATCTAATCCATAGAACTTTAATTTGTCTTCTACTGTTAAGAAGTCAAATACCAATCTGTTACCTGGAATCAATCTTAGCATTTTAATAAGACCTTTATTATAGCCTTCAAATGTACCTGATTCATATGTTTCAAATAAATTAGTGATATTTAGAATATCTGTGACTCTATCTACAAGTCCCATTAAAGCAGTAGGAGATTGGAATATTCTAGTTGTCTCTCCTAATAGACCAAATGGAGATAATGCAGCAATTTCTGAATTAGTTCTAGCAATCATTAACTGTAGTGCTCTAAGTCTTTTTTCTTCATCATCACCAGCACTTTTTGCTAATGCTCCTAAGATAAATACTAAAGTAGCCATAACAGCCATAGAAGCCATTTCAGTTAAAGCTATTGCCATATTTTGTTTCTGACCTTCAGTAAGATTATTCCAATTAGTTAGAATACTAAATCTAGCATGAGCAGCATCTTTAGCTATTGTCTTTAAGAATTTACCAAATGTATTATAATAACCTTCAGTATAGACTCCTAATGAAGTATCTAATTTATTCTTAGAAAATCTTCTATTTAAGTTAGGACCCATAAATGTTCTAAAGATTAATAACATTCTACCAATAGCTTTAGTTTGAGCAGGAGCTCTATCTATATTGTCAACCATACCAAATAGTTGAGCATTTAGTTTACTTTGTCTATTAAAGAATGCTTTAAGATCTTCTTTAGTATAAGTTGTTCCATCTAGATTCTTAGTACCTTCTTTAAGACCAGGAATGCCATCTTTTACTTCAAATTGATCATATAATGTCACTTCTTTTCCTTCAGCATTAAGAACTTTAGTATGATGCATAAGAGCAATACTAACTGTTAATTTATTCATAAAGTCACCAGAAGATATAAATGCCATTAAAGAATCTCCTGTAAGAGCCCTCATAAATTTATTCTTCACATTAGACTTAACATTTTGCATATGTTGATCATATTCTCCTAAAACATTAAAATAAGACATCATATACCATAATTTAGAGTCAGGAGTTATATCTCCAACTTCTTTCATAAACTCAGGCATGAGTTTTAAGATTTCTTTAGATGCAAATGCTCTGTCTTTAGCTGTAAAGAATCTCTTAGAAGCAGCTTCATTAAGAATAGTTAATTCTCCAGTAAATTGGTTAGCAAGTCCTACAAAAGGAGAACCAGCCAACATCATATATGTAACAGCATCTCTTCCTAAGTTAGCTAATTTAGCTCTATCTACATTAACTTCACCATAGAATGGAAGATATACTCTAAATGAACCTTCTTTCTCTTGATACTCACCATATAGACCTTTATTAATAAGAGTCTTATATCCTTTGAATAAAGCTTCAGCTTTCTCTTTATTTCTTCTTTGTACAAGATTTCCTAAGATAGGAATAGAAACTTTACTTTCTAATCCATTATTACCAATCTTAACAAGTCTTTCTGATAATACATCTTTACCTACTTCTAATATATCAATCATTTTAGATTTAATATTATAATTAGAAGCCATATTATAGAATTGTAATACTGATCCTAAGACATCTGTAGAGAATGTAGCATTCTTAATCTTAGCAGTATAATATATAGGTAAGAATTGTACTGTATTACCTTCAAAGTCTTGTAATGATTCTTGATATTGATTACCAAATTGATCTTCATCAGCTCTAATTTCAATAGATGATAAGAAATCTTCACCTTTAAATGCTCCTTTAAGACCTTCTTGAGTTAATCTTTCATTAAATGTAGCTCTTGTTCTAGGAGCCATATTTGGTGTAACTCCTCTAATATTATGTGGAAGCATTTCTAGAGCTTCTTGCATAAGACCATTAAGAGTATTATAGAATTCTAGTTTAGCAGGATCTTTTTTAAGTTCTTCAAAAGCTTTACTCTTAACCTTAGGATGAGCAAGTTCTCCATAAACACTAGGAGAGAAATGGACATTGCCTTTAGTATCCATAAATTCTCTAATATTCTTAGCTTTCCATCTTAGATATTCAGATTTAGGAAGAGAATTTTTCTTTTGCATCATAATATTTTCCCATCCTTTAACTCTTTCAACCCATTTCATATTGAAATCAGCCCACATACTAGACCATTCTTTTTCAAGAGAAGGATCTGCAGCAAAAGCTTTATTTCTTTCATAAGGATTCTGAGGAAATTTACTCCACAGTTCTTTTAAGAATTCTTCTCTAGCTTTTTCATATCCTGAATAGTCCCATTCTGAAATGAAGTTTTGAGTATAATTGCCTTCTGAATCTTTTTCTAAGAATACTGTAAGATCTGTAATTCCAGCATCTCTTAACTTCATATAAGCATTTCTTAATCTATATTCAGCATTTTGAGTTTTCATTCTTACATCATGTTCTGAATTCTTAAGAGACATACTTACTAGGTTAATAACAATATCTGGATTATCACTAGCTGCAGAGATATATCTATTAAACCAGTTATTATCTTTATCTGCCATAACAATCTTTTCAATAACTTGTTCTTTAGTTAATTTCTCACCAAATGGATTTTCTACATCAGCAAATTTATCAAAATTCATTCCAATAAACTTAGCAAAGATATTAAACATCTTATATTGAAGTTCATTATTCACATAATTAGCTTCTGCTAAGAATTCATTAATGGTAGTACTTAGTTCTTTATTAAATTCAGGATCACTATTGTCTTCTTTAATATAAGTCTGCATTTCATTTACAATAGGTCTTACAGAATTCATAAATGACTTCATTCTTCTAGCAACATGAGCTGATTTAGAAATAGAGTTCTTAGATTGTAACTCCTCTTCTCTAGCTAACATATCAGTCATTTCTTTAATAATGTAAGTGGAATTTGAAATATAAGATGCAATTCTTTCTTTAACAGTTCCTTTTTCTAATGCTCCAACTAAGTCTGCAATAATATTCTTTTGATTCTCTATAGTTTGAATGTTAGTAAAAGCAGAAGATTCAAAGATTTTTAATCTTAGTCCTTCTGTCTCAATCATCTTTTTCATTACTTCTTCTAACTTAGAGGCTTTATTAGAGATTCTAAATAGTTTATCTGAAGATGACTTCCATAGAGATTTTTTAGACATTTTAGTAGCTTTACCCATTAAAATATCATGAGCAAACTGTTGCAATTCTGAATTTAATAGTCTATCAAGATCTTGTGTATTCTTAGAAGCAAATATTGATTTTAAGGCCATCCAGAGCCTTTCTAAGAGACTTTTAGCTGGCTTATAAGCAAGAGTATTAGAATCAGTGAGATATTGCCCCAGAAGCTTTCCTATGGCCTCTTTTGCTAACATATCTTCATTATTTCTGTAGACTTGACTATAAGTACTGTAATCATCTCCTAAAATAGATTTATAAGCCTCATTTTGTTTTACAAGATTCATTAGTCTGTTAATAAATGGAGTATCATTCATTGCTTCAACAAAGAAGTGAGCTCCTTCTTCACCTAATGCTTCAAAAGAAATTTCATTATTAGCAAACTTAATTGCTTTACTTGCAATATCTGCAACTGCTACAGCATCTATTCCATATTGAGAATTCAAAGAGTCTACAACATCAACCTTTACCCCTAGTTTTTTTAATTCTTCTAAGATTCTGGTCTTGACTGAAGATTGTAAATCTGATGCAGATAATACATATTTAGGATTATTTTTAATATCTTTAGGAAGGACATACTTATTAAGACTATTGTCATATAATTGATATTTATTTCCTATAGATACAACATTAACATCTTTTAATCCTGCAGCATGAATAGCATCATTAAGACTAATAGCTTGGTCTTCTTCTAATTTAAATTGACCTTTGCTATTCATTCCATACCCTTCTAAGATATTGTTTAGAACTTGTTTTCCTAGTTCAATAGTAGTAGTTGTCTTTGTGGGCTTAATATCTTCAATTTGATATTCTCCTTTAAGAAGTTCTAAAGCTGCAACCTTTAAAGCATATTCTTTATTATTGTAATTTTCATAAGCAGTAGTATAAATAGTATTAAGATCTCCTTCAGATGTCCTGTCTAAAAAATATCCTCCATTTTTATTCCAAAGATAATAAGCTTCATTCTCTCCAAATATTGTTACTAGAGTTTCAAAGTTTTCTTTAACTTGTGGATTACTTAAATTTGGACAAATTTTCATATTTTAAAAATTATAGGGGGATTGATATTATCTCACCCCCATTATGTTATTTACCTTTACAATGATTTTTAATTTGTTCTGCAACTTTCTTAAATTGGTCTAAACTGAATACTTCTTGTAAAGATTCATTAAGACTATCAATCTTTTGTACTTCAATTGTAGAATTATCTGAATGTTTAGACAGTTCTATTTCAGCAGCAACATCATGAGCTTTAAGAAGTGCATCTGTAGAAACTTTACTTTGAGTCTTAGAAGAAAGATTATTAGAAGCAAATATAGATTCACCAGAACCAAATTCAAATATCTGACCTGTTCCTAAAGCACCAACTCTAGTATAGGTATATTCAGTTTGAGTTTGTCCTGTATGTTTGTATAATTCTATTTTACCATTATTATTAAACTTTAAGAATCTATATGGATTATCATAATCTTCACCAATTTCATAAATTGTCATATCAGAGAACTTTTCTACTTCTAATCCTGTATGATCTTTATTTCCTATAAATTTAACACCACCTGTTTCTTTAGTAAATTCAGGAACAAGTCTATTATCTCTATAGTTATTTAAGAAGAAATCATCAGCTAGGGATTCATTTACTAATAAATTTGAAGTGAAGATTTGCTCTCTAAACAATTCATTAAAGCCAGGAATATTGTTAATCATAGAGATTGGAATAACATGATTAAAACTATTGTTATTTAATCCCCAACCATTAAGAACAAAGTTGTATTTTAATAAATCTTCAGCTAACTTAGTATATTTAGGAGTTCTCCATAGATATTCATAAGCTCTGATTGATTCATCTTTTGCAACTTCATTATCAAATCTAGATCCACTATATTTAATAATCTGTAATCTTTCTCTACCATTAAGAGTTCTTTGAGGTAATGTTTGAACTGACAATCTTTTAGTAAATTCATTAACATTCTTAAGGTAAGGATCATTTTCAACTATCTTAGAGAATCTCTTAGGATATTCATAAATCCATGCTTTAGTTTGTTTTTCATTGAATTTAAAGAAGTCTAATTGTTTAGTAAAATAGTTCATTACCATCTCATTAATGGCATCAATATCTGATCCATTAAGATCCTCTTTGATTCCATTAGCTACAGTATTCTTAATAAAGTTAAAGTTACCTTTATTGAATGGAGATAGTTTATCAGTATATCTCATATACTCTACTACACCATTTGTGTTAGCTGCAACAAATGATTTCTTAGTAATAGGACTCTCCATAAATTCTTCATACTTCTCACCTCTAGGCATCCATATTAAGACATCATCAAGCCCTTCAACACTTTGTTTAGCTTTTAACTTTAAGAATTTCATTCTTTGAGATTCCATATCTCCATATGTAGGAGCTGAACCATAAGTTTCAGATCTCATTGCTGAGTTAATTTGTCTTAAAGTAGTAGAAGGAGTAATAAGATTCTTAAATGCTTTCAATACTAAGATTTGTTTAGCATTTTCTATTTGGGGATTAGTTCCTTTATAATAGTCATTAATTGCTGTAATTAAATCTCCTTGATTGAAATAGAATTTAATTCTACTTTTATTTACATCTTCTAAAAGTTTCTTATCAAGGGAATTCTCATATTCTGTAATAAGATTATTTAAGATAGAATCAAAGTTAAATAAATTTCCAGATGCTAACACTCTATCAGATAATTGTTTTAATGAAGGTTGAGACATAAAATACATTACTGTTTCAGGATTATGCCCAAGTCTTAATAATAAGGTATAAGTACTAGCAGTAAATAGATTTAGATTAACTTTAGAAGCTGTCAAAGTCTTAGCATTATCTACTACTGTTGCTAAGAATGATCCTAATACATTAGTCACATTCTGAGTACCATCAAGAGTCTTAACAGGACTAATTCTCTGAGCTCCTTTACCATCCAAATAGATAGGAGAACTCTTAAAGTTGACATCATAGAATTGCAACATTGAATGATTAGCACTATTAGAAGCAAATACACCAGTTAATGCTTTACCTGCCATATACTCATAGTGAGTATTAGTCATATAAGAAGCATCAAATAATCTATCTGAACTATTAGCATTATTACCTTCAACAGTTGCTAATGTATCAATAACTCTAGAGAACATCTCTGTATTAGCTCCACTTACCATAGTCTTAAAAGCATCATTAGATGTTAAGATAGAGTAAGCAATATCAATTAAAGCATTGTTACTTGCTTCTACAGATTGATCTTTAGGAGCTTTATTATAATCATATTTAATCTTTTCTAATTTAGAATCTTGTTTAATTAATTGAGGATATTCTTTTAAGAGTTTAAAAACTTCAGACATTGCTTTAGTCTCTTCCTCACTTAATTTATTTCCTTCATCATAAGACTCTAAAAGATTTCTTAAGTATTCTAGTTCTGATTTATAATCACCAGTAGTAAATCTATCATTAAGATAACCACTATTAACTAAAAAAGATCTAATTTTTCCTAAGTCATAAGAGCCAGGAGTATATTTAGTTGCATAATTCATAAAATACAACTTATCAATATCAAAATCAAATCCTGCAATGGTTACAGTGTCTACAGGTAATTTAATAATACCACCTTCTGCAGGTGAACTAAATCCTACAATTCTTAATGGGAAAGATGAATATTTGTCTTCAGTAGGAATTCTATAACATATCATTTTAAGAAGCTCTTTATCTTCTATTTTAGATGTATTAATCATTCCATCTGCATTAGCATATTTAGCTAGATGTTTACCATACATATATGGAACAATAGCATCAACATACTCAATATGACCATCTTTCATATGAACTTTAAGTCTATCATCAAATCCATAAGAAGACACTTGATATAAAGCTCCACCATTAATTTTACTTCTAACAATATTATTTCTAAAGATAGATGAAATCATTTGGAATATTCTGTTAGATTGTATTGGGAAGTATAAAGGTAATTTAAATACTTTCTGTCCTTTCCAATTCATTAATTGTACAGCTTCTACAGTATTCTCAGCAAACTTTCTTTGCATTACTGAGTTCTGTAATTCTTGTGCTAGACCTTCAATAGAACCTATTTTATCTTGAACTTTCCTAAAATTCTTGTCATAGTTCCATGCTAAGATTTTATCAAATAGATCTGCAATCTCAAGTCCATTGTATTCTACACCATTAAGATTAAACTTAGCATCTTGTCCTAAGTTTGCAATAATATGTTTTCTAAATTGAGAACCAAGTAATTGTAATGCATCTTTAAAGTGTTCTGGAGTGTCCATTTGATACATGTAGTCATCATTACTTAATTCATATTTAACTACATTTTTCAGTTCATTAGGATCTCCATTAAACTTAAGAATAGCATCAGGTAATACTTGTTCTCCTTTAGCTCTTTGTTTTTCTTTAATCTCTTCTGAAGTATTTAATTCTATTCCTTCTTTAACAGCAGATTCAAAGTAAACAGCATCAATACCATTTGCTTCCATGCCTTCTGCTAATGCAGTTAAAAGTTTATTACCTTTTAACATTTGAGGAATAAGAACTGCTTCAGAGTTTTTATTTTGTAATGGTTGATATATTGAAGTTCTTCCTCCATTATAGTCTACATTAGCATCTATAGTATGAGGTGCATACATATAAGGCTTAATAGGCTGTAATGAGAATGTTAAAATATCTTCCATATTATAAGTACCATTCTTAATTCTCTGATAAGAAGCTTCTTTAGAATCATCCCATTTAGAGTTCATTCTAGCAATATTTCTGTATCTATCTAGAGTTATGAATGTCTGACCATCAGTACTATTATTAAGACCACTCTTAATAGTTTTACCATTAGGCAGTTTAACTATTCTTTTACCTTCAGAATCTGTTGCATTACTATAACCAAATTTAGCTGCAATAGTCATAGCTTCTGCAACACTTACACCATTAGCTCTAAGATTAGTATAATATTGTTCTCCTACAAGAGAAGGAATCTCATTATCTTTTAATCTTATTGCAGTGAACTTCTCTGGAATTCCTAATGATTCCCAATCACCATAGTGGCCAGGAGACATAATCTGTTTATTTCTCTTAAAGAAGTCAATATCACTCTTATAGAAAGCTAGGTCTACAGATGTTAATGTAAGAATACTCATTTGAGCCATAAGATCATTATAATAGAACTGTTTTAAAGTACTTTCAGCAATTCTCTTATCATACTTAGTAGGATCTAAGTTAGGATCTTTCTTAAATGCTTCAAAACCTTCTTCAACAGCTTGTTCAATATAATTTCTTAAGTCTTCTTCAGAGCTCTTAAGATCATTGATATTATATTTATTTAAGAATGGGAACATCAAGAATTTGTCTCCTCTTCTGTCAAAGTTAATAATCTCATGAATCTTACCTTCTTTTATAAGAGCTTGTCTTTTCTTAACAACTTCAATTCTATTGATTTCACTCTTAGCTAATGCTACAAGACCATCCATGCAATCTTCAATTGCATATTTTCTAAATCTTATAACAGGCATAGAAGAACCATCAGAAGGAATAGGAGTCATATAGTAACTATACATTTGAGCTCCATTATTATACCATAAGTTAATCTTAGAACCAAGAAAATCAGGTTTACTTAATTCTGTATATTTAACTTTATCTTTATGTAAGAATGTTGAAACTCTAGTTTCTATAGTACTAAAAGGATTTTTAGCAGCTCTATATAACTCTTTTAACCAAGGATGAGTAAATTCACCTTTATTATTAGTATAGAAGAAACTTTTCTTAAATGTTTCAAATTGACTTAGATCATCATGATTTGTAAGTCTCTTAAATAATTTACCAATAAATGATGGAGTAACATTAGTTGAATAAGTCTTACCATCTTCTCTTAAAGAAGATTCATATAAATCTGATCTTACACTTGCAGCTCTTCTCCCTAATTCAGTAATTGCTCTCTTAACAGGAAGTAATTCTAATTCTGCATATAAGTTTTGTCTATCTTTAAAGTCTTCTTTACTAAGAATTTGTTTAGATGCATTGAACACTTTAAACAAGTTAATCATTACTTCATCAAGAGGTCTTAGAGTAGTTTTATTAAATTCTTGTTTTACAAAACTTGAAGAGAATATTTTATATAATTCATCAGGTGTAAAATCAAAACCTAATACATGAGAAGCTTCAGCAAGTTCTTTAGTGTATCTCTTAAGATCAGCATTTATAAATGGACCACTCTTCCAATTATTAATCCAAGTCTTAAGTGTTCCTAATCTGAATTGATTAGAAGAGAATTTAGTTTTAAGTTCTATTATTTTCTTAAGACTATTCTCAATATCAGATAATAATTCTGCTTTGGTCTTATCTGCCATTGCTAGATTAGAAGACCATGTTTTAGTTACTTCATCTCCTTTATTAAGAGCATTACCAGGGAATACTCTCATAGTACCATCATCTTGAGATTGTACTAACATATATTCCACAGCATCACTTCTAAATGAATTATAGAAATCAGTCTTAATCTTGGGATCTGAATTTATTTTATCTATAATAGGAGCCACCCATGGGAAATTAGTTCTCATCACTTCTAATGAAGTTAAGAGATCTGAAGGTCTAGACATATTAGAAAGTCTTCCTAATAATGTTGCAAACACTTCTGTTGAACTCATATATGGTTGGTATCCTAAATCATCAGGAGCTACTAAAGTTCCATCAGGTCTTACTTTAGGAATTCTCCTAATTATATTTCTAGTACTTTGTCTTAACTTAGTTATTGCTGCCACAGTTGATTGATCTATTTGCCATCCTTCTTGTTTTACAGTATCTTCATCATTCATAAAATCATCAACTTGATCTTGTACATTCATATCAGCATCAACAATTTGTTTAGCTTTAAATGTAACTCCTTCAAGTGTAGATATTTCTTTAAGAACATCAAGAGTTAATTGTCCAAATATAGGATTACCTTCAGCATCAAATGTAAGCAATTCATCTAACATAAGATCTACTGCATCTCTACTTTCAGGAGTAGTGTATACAGGATCTGAACCATGAACAGCATCATAGAATTGATCATGAATAGCTAAGATATAATCTTCAATACTATTTTGTTTAATAACTTCTGTTCTGCTAAGATTAGGATAGTCTGTAACTAAGTTATCAATAAGATCTTCAAAAGCATCAACTAACATATTAACTCTTCTCTTATAGATAGAAGGAGTAATATTTGAAAGCCAAGTTCTTTCTACTAACTTATTGCCTTTTACTTTATAATGTGCATATCTACCTCTATTAATATCATAGAATACTTGCTCAATACTAGGATTGAGATGTAATTTATTTTTTATAATATGGTAGATATTCTTAAAAAAATCACTAATCTTATCTAGGATAGATTTAGTCTTAGCATTATCATTTACATATTCTCTAAATTGATCTGCTAAATGTTCTTCAACTGTAACATCTGATTTGCCTTCTAAATTAAATTTCTTTCTAGCTTTATTTAAAAGAGCATTAGCTTCAGATTCAGTTAAGAACATATTAAATACAGCATGGAAAGCCTCATGATATGCAGTGCCTTCTGCAGCTTCATCTGATATTTCAATAATACCATCTTTAAATCTTCCCCATGCAGTTAAACTTCCTACATTAATAAGACCTTTATGAATCTTAACAAGATCATTCTCAGATAACTGAGGTAAGTTTTCTTTTAACCAATTAAGTTCTTTCTCTTGATTCCATTTAGTATAAGAATTATTAGTCTTTCTTAAGAGTTCTCCAGTTTCAGCATCATAAATCTGTCCCTCTTTAACAACTCCATAAGACCATTCTCCTTGACCTTCTCCATAATTTCTATATTGAATGCCATCATATCCTAGTCTTAATAGAGTTTCTCTTAAGACTTTAGAAGACTCATTTCTTAATTGAGAATACTCTTCTAGAGAGAGTTTTCCTATCTTATACAGATAGTTAAACATAGAACTAGGAGATTCATGAATATAATCTTCTTCTATAATTAGAGGATTTCTTATATCTAGATTAACTCTCTTAATATATTTTCCAAATTGTTGAGCAATATGTAAAGGTCCAAAATGAATAAAGGGATCTGTTCCTTTATCAAATTCAAACTTATTTATCTCAACTTCAGAACCAAAATATAAATCTATTGGAGTACCATCAGCATTTCTAATCTTAGACTCTTTAGGAAGACCTTTAGAGGTTAATCTATATCTATCCATATCCTTACCCCATTCATCTCTTCTAGAAAGATCAGGTTTAACTATGTTCTTTCCTTTAAGATGTTGAGCTAATTTAGAATTAGGATTTAACAGTTTACCTCTTTTCTTAGATTCTTGAGGAACATCTTCTGCTTTCTTAGGAGCAGAGTTATCTTCAAAAGATTTCTCAACTGGATCTGTTACAGGTTCAATTATTTGAGGTTCTGTGACTTTTACTTTCTTAGTAGGCTCAACTTTAGTTTCAATAGGAGTAGTTGCTTCTAAAGTAACTAGATTACTACTATAACTATATGTAGGTGAATGGAAAGGTTCTCCTGGAATAATATTCATTTGTAATACATCTGAATCTAAGATTGCATTCATCATATTATCTCCAGAGTTTAAGAAGTTTGCAGGTATATTGATAAGAGAATCTTGAATTGCTTGAAGAGCTTGTTCTCTAGTCATAGCCTCAACATCTTCATAATGATTACCTACCCATTCTTGTTTCATATAAGGTAATTCAGCATTGTTATTCTTAACAAGCCTAATAACAACATATCTATTTAAAGAATTTGATGCCATACTAGATTTAGTTGCATTATCATCTTGTATAGCATTAAAGGCATCTTTGATATGTCTATCATAATATCTATATAATTTAGAGTCTTTATTAAGTTCTGAAAACTTTCTAGTATAGACTCTTAAGGGATAATAAGTTCCATTAGCACTTTGAACTAAAGCAAATATATGTCCAGTTCTTACTTCATCCATAGGAGGTGTATGCCATCCTGGAATTTGAGGATTAGGAACTACAAATGAATAATTACTAGTTTCAGAGCCTACAACAGCTCCTAAAGTAATTTCACTAGCATTATCTACTTGTAATGCATCTTTAATTGGATAATAGTTTTCTGCATCATGTGTAATTAAACCATATGATTTAGCAGTAATAGTTGAAGATACATTACAAGGAATAACTCTTTTACCATTAATAAGAATAGTTTCTCCTGTATGTTTAAGTGCTTGCTGATATAATAGAGCTCTCTGTTTCTTAAGTTCAGCTATTTGAATATCATTAGCTCCAAACTTAGCAGCAGTAAATTCTTTTCTTATCCATGAGATACCATTATTGTTTTCATCATAAACTAAAATATCAGCATCTTCAGCTTTAGATTGATTCTTTAAGAAGTCTTCAGGAATACCAAAAAATACAGTAGAACCTACATTAGCTACTTCTGGTTTAATGGTTTCATCAAAATTAATGTAACTATTATATATCTTAGAAGTTGTATCTTGTTCTAGATTTCTTAATCTAGGTCTTCCATTAGCTCCTGTATAAGACTCTGTTCTATATTTAAATGAAAAGATTCTTAAAGGATCTCTTTTAATGACTTCAGGTTCTTCAGGATCTTTTTGTTGATCCTCATTAGGATTCTCTTTAGGAATAGTATCATCTACAGGAGTTCCTTTCTTTACATCAGCATATTGTTTAGCTTCTTGTAATTTTTGTATATAGTCTAATACTTGATCAAATACTGCCAAATCTTCAGCTCCTAATAGATTATTTCCAACAGGTCTATGTTCTGACATTGCTTCATATAATAGTTGACCTGCCATAAAGTCTCCACCTAAATCAATAAACTTAGATGCAGCAGCTAATGCTTGTGACTGTGTAGGAGTATTAAAATCAAAGTCTCTTAATTGATCCTCTTCATTAGCTATTACTGTGTCATAAATATTCTTAGCTAAAGTACTTTTAGCACTAGCCTTAGCAGCTTGTGCCTTACTATTTAAATAATCACTAAAACTAGGAGCATTAAGAATTGATTCAGCTCCAGTATTGACCATTTCTTTTACAGACTTTTCTCCTTCAACATCTTCACCTTCAGTTGATTCTAATAAATCTCTAGAGAAGGCATCAGTAAAAGCTTGTTCAAAGTCATCATATTCTTCAGCTAGAGCATCAGGATCATTTTCTAATTCAGGTTCACTCTCTTCTTTCTTAGGAGTAGGCTTAGTCTCTTCTACTTTTTCTTCTTTCTCTTTATTAAGACCAAAAGCATCAGCTCCTACTACATCAGTACTACCTGAAGGAACACTTTCTTTTTCTTTCTTATCCTCACTAGTCTCAGATTTTGGTTCTGATACTGGAGTTTCAGTTTTTGTTTCTGTAGCTTTAGGAGAAGATTTAGTTTCTTCTTTTTTAGCTGCAGTTTTGTATTTATTTAAACTTTTTATAATCTCAATAGAAATACCTCTTTCTGCAAAGTTTCTTTCTAAGTTATAAGCTATTTCTTCAATCTTAGGATTCTTTGCTAGGACATCTTCAATATTAATATTCTTACCAGATAGATTACCTAAAGCTTTTTGACCTTCAATATGATTCTTATAGATCTTCTTATAGATATTAGAATCTATCTCATTTATTCTCTTAAGAGAACTGAAGTCTTTTAATACTTGTTTAGATGCTTGTACTCTTAAAGCAGCAATAACATCATTCAATTCAGCTTTAGATTCTTGATCAGCTAATGTAGTTTGAACTGCACTAGATAATTCTCCAATAAGAACTTTATTAAGATCTTCTTGTTTATAACCATCTTGTTCAGTTAAAGCATACATTAATGCTAATTTCTTATTATTCTTAAACTGGTCAAATTTACTTAGACTAGTTAATGTTTCTTGAATACTAGATAATCTGTCTACATAAGCTTGTACAGTCTGTTTTTGATCTTCAGGAACTGTATTTAATTTATCTTTATAAGTTGAGATAAGAGTGTCTAATGTATCTGCTTTATAATGTTTTGCTACTTGATCTTCAAATTCAATATCTGTAATTTGATCAAAAGCATTCTTATCATTCTTAAGAGCAGCTATTTCCTTAGCAGCATTATAACTATTAAGTCTATTAAGAGCTTTATCATACACTCTGTTAATAATAGGACCAGCAGCACTAAATAATCCACCACCTGCAGCTCCTAATAAGATAGAAGTCTTAAATTCAATATCATCAGTATATTTATCCCATCTTTCTGAGAATGTTTCTCCTAAGAGTTTCTTAACTTCAGGATCTTGAATAGCATTATACTCAGCTTCTTTTTGAATAACATATTGAATACCTTCTTCAGTACCTTCTGACAAAGCATTCCATCCATATTTAGATGCCACATTAGCTAGTCTCTTAGCTCTAGTTGCTGCATCTTTAAATGAAGTGAAGCCATGTAAGATACTATCAAATTGAAATGCATCTATTAAGAATAAAGGCATATTTGCCTGCATAGTCATAGAAGCAGCTTTACCAGCATCTATTCTTAATTTAGCTTCATCATTTACATATTCATCATCTAATTTATGTTGCTCTATAAAAGAATCAAAAGCTTCCTTAGCTTCCATCCCAGATTCCATAATTCTACTTCCAAATGCACCACCAACAGATGCCATTTTAGCAGCAGTCTTAGCAGTTGCACCTAAAAGTTTTCCAGCTCCTCCAAATCCTTTTGCAATAGCCATACCAGGGATCATAAGAGATAATGTAGTAGCTATACTTTCAGCATTACCTGCCCAGAATGTTGCATCAAACATAGCTGACCATAAACTGTCAGATTTAGATTGCATTGTTCTATAAATAGGATCTGTAAGATCATTCATAGATTCTTTTAATTCTCTAAATATTTTAGAAAATTGGTTTTCAAAATCTCCTACAATTTCTTCTCCAAATAAAGCTTTATATGTATTAGGATTAACTAAATATCCTAATGATTCAAGAGTACCTGCTGTAATTGCAGATACTCCTCTAACTAAACTTTTTCCTGTTAGTCCTAAGAGAGATTGTTGTTTAGCAAAATAATCTTCTCTTAATTCAGGATTTAATAGTGTGTCATATGACATATTAGTGTCATAACCATCAGCTACTTGATAAGAGATTGGGCTGTTACTTAACCAAGACTCTGGTAAAATATCCTCTTCAGCAGCCTTTTTCATAATATCATAGTTAGTAACTGGTGAGTCATATAGATAAGTTCTACCACTAGGAGTGTTAGGATCATCTATATATCTTCTCCCTTCTTTATCAACTTTAATACTATCAGTTATATCTGGAATCTCATTATCAATAAGATTCTCTCTGTTTTGAGTATCTATTAACATATTTATCTTTTAATACAAAAGGAGTTAATTTTTGAATTGCTCTATTATAATCCATACTAGATTGTCCATCCATAAAATCTATATCAGTAGCCCAACCAACAAGTTGTCCTTGATTATTATAAGAAGGCTTCTTAAATACTACAGAAGCTTTTAAACCATCTGGGGTAATAACTTTTGTCATTTCAATTGGATAACCTGTCTTAGGATTAGCAAATTGAATTTTGCCTCTTTCATTATTATAGAACTTATTAAATAGAGTATTAGCAGTAGCAAACTTAGCTTGATCAGATTCTGTAGGTTTTCTTATAGCAGTATAAGTTTTTCCATCTTTCATAGTGATCCAAGTGGCCATCATTCCATTTGCAGCAAAGCCTGTAGATACTGATGATACAGGATTCTTTTTGGGTTCATACCCTATACTGTCTATCCAATCATCTGCATCTTCTAACTCTTCTCCATCTATAGTCCACTCTTGTATAGAACCTGGGAAGGAACCATTTTTAATTTTATCTATATCTTGAGAATACTTTTCTTCATACATTGCATTAGGAACCATATTAAATGCTAATGTAGTTTTAGTATTTTTTGCCCAATTATCTTCCCAATTTAAAATGTCATCTCTAGATATATTAGCTCCAGTAGATTTATAGATATTATATTGATTATCTATTTGTTGATTTGCAAAATCCTTAGCTTGATCAGATTCCTCTTGATTAGTTGTTCTAAATTCTGTACCAAAAGAACTTAAAGCTCCTGGCATATATGACCCCATCATATAAGAATCTCCTCTCTTAGGTAAACCATTTTTAGAAACATCTGCAAGATTTTCAATAGGCATATTATCTAAAGAAAGCACTCTAGCAATAGCATCTTTATTCATTTGTTGAGATTCTAAGAAACCTTGCTGGAATTTCTTAAACAAACCAAAGTCATAACTAGTCTTAGTCTCACTATCATTTCTAGCAAATGTAAGAGCTCCTTCAGCACCTAATCTACTTAGCTCATTCATAACTCCATCAGATAATCCTAATTGCTCTCTTTCTTTAAGATAAGCCATTGCCTCAGGATTACTCATTATTCTACTCTGAATAACTTGACTAATTCTTTGAGGACTTATTGTAACAGTCTTATTAGAACTATCTGTAATAATACCAGTAGTAGGATCATATTTATATCCTAAATCTTGAGCAATAGTTTGAGGTGTTATTTCTTTACCATATTTAGAGACTAAATCTTGAAGATCAATTGCTTTAGTTGAAGTCCAAGGAGACCATGTTGCATCTTTAGAAGCACCACCAGCTTGATTATATCTTTGTAATGCTAATGCTAATCCTCTTTGATATTGATCTCTATTAATTTCTCCTTTCTCTAATCTCTTCTTTTCATCTTCTACATTCTTAAGATAATCTTGATAAGCTTTATTTGCTTTTCCTAAATATCCTCTACTAGATGTAGCTTGTTGTTTTTCTTGTAATATTCTCCTAGCTTTCCTAGCAAGATCTTTATTATAACCAGATCTTAATAGATTATCAGCTAATTCATTTATATTACCTTTATATTTATCCATCCACTCTTGTACTCCAGGTTGATCTACAGTAAGAGCTGGAACATCAAATAATGATTCTTGATCTAATAAAGCTTGTGCTTCATCATGCTTCTGTTGCATCATCTGAGGTCCAATTAACATCTCCTGTAAACTCATTGGATTATATGTCAGTGGTTGAAATTGATCATAGTAATTAACTGCCATATTTATTGATTTAATGTGAGTGTTGCACTTAGTTACTATAATATATATAAACTAAATGCAACATTTCACAAAGATACTAATTAATTAAAATTATTCCAAATTAATTTAGGATTTTTTATATTTAACCTTAGACAAAGCATCTAAATAGTAATCAAGACCCATAGTTTTAATTGTATTTCTATATGCTTGTTCTCTTCCTATACCACCTAATCCCTGAGCAGCACCAGTTAAATATCCTCTAATAGCATTTCTTCTAGCAGCTCTATTTCTTGCATTAATATCATCTGCTTGCATCTTAGCACTAGTATTAAATTGTTCTGCTCTAGCTCTCTCTGAAGCATTAAATTGATTAGTACCTCTATTGAATTCAGCAGACTGTAATCTCCTTTGTTCATTAATAGCTTCAGCTTGTAATGCAGCTTGAGATATTGCATTTTGAGATTGTGCATTTAATCCTAAATTAGCAGCTAACATAGAAGCTCTAGAACCTCCACTAGCATCTGCCATAGCTCTTCTTGCATTAGCAGCTTGAGCTAGAATAGGATTCATATATGTATTAGGATCAATAGGATTATATTGTAGATAATCATTTAATTGTTGAGGTGTAATTCTAGCAGGATTAATTCTCTCAGCTTTTCCTACTGTAGCTGCACCTATAAGATTTCCTAAAACAGGAGCATATTGCAGTAAGCTTAATTTATCCTCCCAGTCTCCAGGATAGTCTTCATTACCTACACTTGTTGGTGTTAAGATAGGATCTACATCTTGAATATCAATTCTTGCTGCCTGAGGATTTCTTGGATTAGAACTTAGTGTTACATCTTTACTAGCATTAGGAATAAAGTAATCATTACCTCCATAATCTAATCCTGTAAGATTCTTAAAGTTATATTTCTTATCCATCATTCTATTGAACTCACCTTCAGCATCAATAGGAGAGATACTAGTTTTTCTTGATGTAGGAGTACTAGTTTTTGTTGTAGACACTTCATCTTCTCCACCTTTAATAACAGAAGGAGTTCTTCTTTCATTATTCCTAAGATAGAACATAGGATCAGATTGATTATATCCACCAGTAATATCAGGCATAGTAAATAATTGTCTTTCTGGAGGAATAGGTAATGCAGAATCAGTTTTCCATACACCTTTATTAGGATTTAGTCCTAATGATCCAGTAGGTCTAGCAATATTAGTTAATCTAGAATCTGAATTCATATACCATCTACCTGCTCTAAAATAAGCTCCATTTCTCTTATTATTGTCTAAGAAACCTCCTGAAGCAAATTGTTGCCCTTCCATTTGGGGTTGATCCATAAGAATCTCATTTAAGGCCTCATTTAGCTGTTCTAAGGCACTTTCATCTATTGGTTGATCAATTGACTGTTCTTCAGGAGAAAGTTCCTCAGCACCTTCTATTTGAGCCCATTTATCTTTTAAGAATTGTTCTTCCTCTTCAGAAAGATCTTCATCAATAAGTCCTATATGATATAGTCTAGTATAATAGTCATTGTTCTCTACAAGATGATCTAAAGCAATTTCTCTTGCAGCTTCAATACTATCTGTATGTTCCATTTCTACTTTAATTCCTATAGATATTTCCATAGGATCAAATAGTTCAGTAGCTTTTTCTCTTACTTCAGAATTAGATCTACCACCTGGAATCTTTTCTTCTTTAATATTAGATGAAGCTACTCTTTGTACTTGTTCATCAGTGATAGGTTTAGTCTCTCTTCCCATATCTTCTGTAGCTTCTTCAGATTCTTTTACAACTCCTGTTGGCATATTAGGATCTCCTAAATCACCACCTTCTGCAAATATATTAGCTTGTTCATCTGCATCTTTAAGATCTTTGGTCATATTATTAGCAGCCATTAATCTTGTCATCATCTCTTCAAATCCTCTTTCACTAATAGGATCATTAGGATGTTCTTCTAAATCTTTTCCTAAGATTTCACTAGCTTCTGCAAATGTCTTACCTATTACTTTCTTAGGAAGATTCATTTGTTCAGCAATTTCTTTATGTATCAGTAATCTATCTGAGAAGATATAATCTTGAAATCTAGTTTCACCTTCTTCAACTAAATTCATTTGACCTGTTTCACTCATACCTTGAGGTATTCCTCCTATAGGAGACTCTTCATGTGAACCTCCATTATTAAATGTAGTAAGGCCACCTTCAGCAAAATATTTTCTTCCCATTAGATTACTAAGGTTTCCACCTTCAGCAAATCCATATGCTTTTCCCATATAACTTTCTAATGTAGCCATACTGTTTAAACCTCTGGCTTGATTTCTTAGTTTCTTAGCTTTCTTTTTAGCTTTCCTATTACCAAATAGATTTTTCATTAAAGATGCTCCTGTTCCTACAATTCCTCCTACAGCAGCACCTACAGGACCAAAAGTCATACCAGCTTGTGCACCTTTATTACCTTGCTGTAATCCTTGTAAAACTACTTGACTCCCTTTAACTGTATTAGCTTTAATTTGAGAAGCATCTATATATTGAGGAGTCCAATCATTTTCTTCATCAACACCTGCTGTTTGATTAACTCCAGCTCCTATAGGATCAGTATTATTAGGAGTTAAAGCATCTGATAATATGTCAATTGCAGTATTTGCAACTTGAGCATAACCTGCAGCTCCTATACCTTTACCTCCAATATTCTGTAATTGTCCTACATTCATTTGAGCTAATTGTGGTTGAGGAGCATTAGATTGTAGGCTTGTAAATTGTTGACTAGGTTGTGCTTGTATTACAGGCATATAATTTTTTTGTGCTTGTGTTAAGAGATCTGTATCTCCTCCTAAAGCAAATAGATTTAAATAGTAATCATTTGGTAATAATTCCCCTCCATCTGCATGTTTAAACTTTTTAGAGTTCCTAGCAAAATTTGCTTTCTTAACCATTGCAGGAGAGTAATTTTCTTTATGAGCTAATACTTGAGAGGCAAATCCTTGTACAGACTTACCTCTCTTCTTAGCTGCAGCAGTAAAGGTTCCCCTTTTACTTGGCTTAATGTGTATATCACTCATTATATTGAATATTTAACATTTATATCATGTAGAATAACTTTTCTATTATTCTCATTCTTCAAACCTAATTTAATGAACTGCCATCCATTTCTCATTCTTATAAGAGACTTATTATGTCTTGGAATTGGAGTTCTCCATATTCTAAATCTTTCTTTAAGATTATTATTATAAATTAAAGGAACTTCTCCTGAATCTTGTCTTTCATTCCAAGAATGTATATAGTTGTAAGTTTCATTAAATACATCTGTATTCCATTTACCATCTTTAAGAGAATAACATTCTGATCTAAATTCAATATTATCATATGTCTTATCTAGATCTACATTCTCATTAGAGATAATAGTGACAGAACTATCTTTTAATTCTCCATAGAAATTATTATAGTCTCCTTCAAATTGAGTATAAAGATGTTCTACATTATTTACAATATGATCTGTCAAGAATGTATCTTTATAAGAAATGAATACATTAGGTGTAATATCCATAAATTCAGTAAAAGCATTTGCAGCCTCACTAAATATTAAAGATTCAGTTTCTTTAAAATTGAAATAAATTTCATCATTATTATTATGGAAATAAGAATTAAAGTCTTGATTTAAATTTAAATTAGACATATAAGCATGGAGTCCATATGTTGTAGATATATCTTGCATTCCTTCTCCTGATATTTTATTAAGAGAACTATTAGTATCATCTACATAATAAATACCAGTGTTAGAAGAACATACTCCCCATTTATTCTTAGTACCAGACTTAGTTGTAATATATCTCTTATCAGATAAGAATTGTCCTGTTCCTAATTCAATAGCTACACCATCAGATGGTTCTATCTGAACTCTAGGATTGATGATAAGATAACTTACAGCTCTATCTTGGAATCCATACATAAAACTATTAAACTCTTGTAGTTTCCTAATCTCACCATATTGACCATCAAGATCCATAAATTCATTTTGTAGTATATTAGTTCCATTATCAATCTTAGAACCTTCTACTTTAGAACTACTAGCAATTATCTTATTAGGAAAGTTTGTTTGTACATCTTGATCTGCAGGAATTTGAGTATAAGTAAAAAGATTATTAGTTTGATTATAAACTTCATTAAATTTATAGAATTCATCAGGCTGTGTCATTCTTACATCTGTAAGATTATTAGCATTATCATATCTTCTATCTAAGTCAATAGTTGACTCTAAGAGAACAGATAATGCTTCTGCTACACCATTAGTTGCTTGTGAATCTGTTATATATGATTTTAAGAAAGTAAATCTTTGAAGATATATATCACCTTGATCTGCAGTAATATCAATTACAGATTGTCTAGTATCACTATAGACTA